ACCAAAAGATTGATGTATGATTAATTGTATATATATTATATATAATAAAATAAAATAAAAGGAGAACATAAAAATGATAGAAGTTGAAGAAATGGGAACGAAAAAGGAAAATGGAGATGTAGCAACAAGAAAGTCATTACACAATTTAGCAGAAGATATACTAAGTGAATATAAAAACACATTCATATCATTTCAATTTTGTACAAGTATACACGAAGGTGGAGATATGCATATAGTTCCACAAACTGAAGCTGAAATGATTGGTATAATAAATTTAATAGAGGAGAGTTTAAATATAAAATTAGAGTCAGTATTAGGTGTAACTATAAAACAAATACAATTTGGGTGGAAAAAGGATAATAGTCGTATATTTATTAGTTATAATAAAGCATAATAAGATAAAATAAAATAAAAATAAAAAGGAGAACATAGAAATGACAGAAGTTGAAGAAATGGTGATAACATTTACTAGTGGTGGAGCAGCAGTAATTATGTTAATTGGACTATTGTCAGTATTGGGAGTATAAAGGTGGTGTGTGAAAATGGTAAATATGTTTAATGTAGTAAAAGATGCGTTAATGGGGATTGATTTTCTAGTAGGTGTAGCTGAATTAATTGAATTTAATGAAGAATTAAAACAAATTGTGAAAGATAGTGATTTAATTTTAAAGTATTATTCTGATGACTTAAATGTGGACATGGAAATGGTGAAAAGGTGTTGTAGATGAATGAAAAGATAAAAGTAGATAAGCAATCAAAGAATGATATAGCATGGATGATAGTAGATATAACATTGATAATGTTAATGGTATCCATATTAATATGGTGGTGAGTTAATATGTTTGATATTGAGAGAATTAAAGAATTATTGTTAATGATAATAATATATACGATCTCTATAATTATGACATGTGTTATAGTAAATATATTATACGAGTAAGTGAATTATAGATGAAATAATATAGATGTGAACATGTGGGGCAATATGCACCAAAAGATTGATGTATGATTAAATGTATATATATATTATATATAATAAAACATTAAAATAATGGAGAACAAAAATGAACATAAGAGATATAAGAAAAGTAACAAGATATATACTATACAACTTTACAGAAGAATTAATAAACAAATATGAAAACCTATACATATCATTTGAATTTGGTGAATCCATTTTTAGAGGTGGATATATATACATGAGTCCCGACACTGATGTAGAAACTATGGAAATAAAAGATTTCATAGAAAAAGGTTTAGGTATAAAATTGAAGCCAATATTAGATAAACCCACACAAGAAGTAATGTTTGTTTGGGGAAAATTTAATTGTATGATTAAATTAATGAATCCAACTAAATGTAAATTAATCAGACAAAAAGAAACAACTGATAATAAAGTAATAGAAGTTAAGGGAGAAGATATAACAGAAGTGGTGAAAACTGTAACAAAGAGATATAAGAAGAAAGTAATAGTAAACACATATAAATGTTCCGGTGGGAAGGAGTTTACAGTGGAATCGGAGGAAATGGTGGAAGTATAGGAGGCATAAATGAATAAAAAAGAAGATATAAAAGTTAAAAATGAAATCTTAAAGCAATTAACCACTGCTTATGTAATAATCGACGGCATTACTCGTACACTACAAATTAAAGATGGTGTTGTAGTGGATATTGAGGAATGGGATAATAAAGAAAGTCGTGAATTATATGAACATGGGACTAGTTGGGTGGGAACTGAACATTATAGAAGATGTCCGATTTGTGGTCGTAAATATGTTTATGATTTAGTTGGGCGATATCCAGGATCATCTGAACATTATTGTGGAGTGTAGTGGATATTGATTGATTGAAGTGTAGGAGAATAGGTATAAGTATAAGCATAAGAATTTAGAAAAAACAAAGGAGTGATATAAATGGTATATAATATAACAAAAAGAGATGTAAATAGGCATTTGAGTGTAAGAGATTTAACTAAATGCGACGAATGTAATGAGGTGGTAATAAATATATTAGGTATTGATTACGTATTACCATTAAATGGTGAACCAGTTAGTGTACATAATTGTTGGAAGTAGTAGTATGACTGAAGATAATATGAATAATATGAACACAAGTATACCTAGTGTACAGATGACGGTTAAGGTTACGCCGGAAGAAAAGTCTGATGTATTATTGGAGTTGATTGAAAGATTGAATGAAACTCATGATATGATAGATGAATTAGCTGATAATTGGAGTAAATTGGAGCATACATCACATGATAGTGGTATTAACGCTTATCCGTCTAATATTATAGTAATGTTAAAGTCGTTGATAGATTTAACGTTTAGCATTAGAAATAGTATAGTAATTGAATTACATAACACGTTTGTTAAAGTGGATGAAGCGATTTCGAAGAATGATATGAATAAATTAAAGGAAAGTATTGAGAATGGTGATTTAAATGTCAAGTGAAGATAATAGTAGTATTGAGAAACGTATACTAATGAAATCTGATATAGACGAAAATGTTGTACTTTTTGAGAGGTCATATATTGATGAAGTTAATGGTACATGTAATAAACTACATAATGAAGTAGATAAATTAATAGAAGCTTTGGAATATCTTATGACAATTGTGGATAGTATGAATGGAATAATCTATCCTACTGAAATGTTATTATTGTTAGAAAGTAATCTATCTTCTTCCTTAAGTAAAAGTGTTGAACTATTGGAGATACAAAATGATGGAGTTATTAGGGCAAATATTCTTGGTACAGTAGATAGTGAAGAAGAAGAAGATTTCATGAGTAATCATTCTAACTATAGTAAAATGAAAAAGAATATTAAATTCAATAACAATGGAATGTATAGATGATTGATGAAGAAAAGACGTTTGAGTTATTTGGTTATCATTCGTATGAGTTAAGTCTAAAGAGTGATAAAAAGATAGTTTGCATTTGTGATAAATGTGGGAAGGAGAGGATGCTTTTTAAGAGTGGTTATCGTGATTTATGTAAGTCTTGTTGTAAGAAAGGAGAAAATAATCCTATGTTTGGAAAGCATCATTCCACTGAAACTAAAGAAAAAATGAATAAGGTACATAAAGGAAAACATCTTTCCAATGACACTAAAGAAAAAATGAGTAAAGCTCGTAAGGGAAAATGTTGTGGTAAAGATAATCCTAATTTTGGAAAATTTGGAGAAAGTCATCCAACTTATATTGATGGAAAGTGGAGAGAAAGAGAGTCATGTAAAAGTAGAGGCCAATTGAAGCCTATATTTTTCTTAGGCGATAATTATTGTAAAGAGGAAAATAATATCTTTGCTATTCATCACATGACTGGAAGAACTATAATTTACATTCCATTATATATGCATCAAAAGAATTATCATGAACTTAAAAGTGGAAAGGGAATGAGAGAGATAAATAATTTATCCTTGAAATTCTTATTAGAAGGATTTTAAGAACAATAAAGGAGGAATATACATATGCAAATTGAGTATCAATTTAATAAGGACGGTAAACCAAATATCCACATCTTCGATCGAGACATGGATGGAAATAGGACACATGATATACACGAAGGATTTGAACCTTACTTCTATATAGACGTAGACTCGAAAATACCGAGTAGCAATTTAATAAAAAGAGTCGAGGCAGTTAACACTCCCACAATACATGGAGACAATGTAAAAAAGATTGTAGTTAATCGTCCAAATGATGTTCGAATATTAAAGTCTAATTATATAAATACATACGAGGCAGATGTCTTATATACAGAAAGATTTCTAATCGATACACATTATAAAATTGAAAAAACACCATTAAGAGTAATGTATCTCGACATCGAAACAGATACACATAAAGGTGACCCTTTCCCAGTGTCTAGTGTGGTCCCCATCATATCAATGGTAGTATATGATAGTTTTTTGGAAAAATACTTTACTTTATATGGAACTAGTGAACATAAGATATTAGTAGACTTCATGAAACTAGTCACGATACTCGACCCTGATGTCATTACTGCGTGGAACATAGAATTTGATATGCCGTATATAATTGATAGAATGAAATTATATGGATTAGATCCTAATAAACTATCACCGTTAAATTATACAGATGTAAGAGATTGGGAGATAGCAATTTCTGGTAGAACGGTATTTGATCTGTTAGCTGCTTATAGAAATTTACATTTCGGTGAACTGAGGTCATTTAATCTAAAGGGAGTAGCTGAGGCCGAGTTAGGTGAAGAGTATTGGAATCGGTTAGATGATGAGGAGTTACCTGGGGATTTACCTTTAGATAAGTTAATTGAGTATAATAAAAAAGATGTTCAGATAATGGTGGAATTAGATAAGAAGGTAGGATTAATTGATTTCTATTATGAGTTACAAATCTTAAGTGGATCTCAAATGAAATTTACATTATGGTATTCAGCATTACTGGATAACATGTTACTTCAGGACAAGACTTATATATTGCCTACAAAAAAGACATTGGATTATAAGGAACTTAAAGGTGCAATTGTAATCGATCCAGTGAAGGGAGTACATAGTAATGTTAGTTCGTTTGATTTTTCGGCTCTCTATCCTACTATCATGAAAAGCTTTAATATGTCTATTGAAACAATTGTAGATGAAGATGATGAGTGTGATAAATATAAAGTTGGGAATGGAGTATATTTTAAGAAAAGTCCAGTTGGATTAATGCCAAACTTGTTTATTAAATTAGAAAGTTTACGTAATGAGTATAAGAGAATAAGAGATACTTATGACTTTGGTACAAAGGAGTATGAATTGTGGGATAATAAACAATTTGCCACTAAATTTCTAGTTAATGCTTTATATGGAGTATCTAACTTTAAAAATTTCCGTTTGAACGATGTTAGGGTTGGAGCTTCCACTACTTATATTGGACGAGAGGTAAATAAGTTTGTTCGTTTATTTATTAAGAGATTAGTATTAATGTCTGATACTGATTCATTTTACATACAGGCGGATAGTGTAGAGGATTGTGAAGTTAATATACAATCTAGGTTAAATTTGATACTAGACTTATATTCTAAATTAAAGGGAATAAATCATTCATTTCCAATTGCTTTCGAAAAATTCTTCGATAAACTATTATTAGTAGAAAAGAAGAAGAGATATGTATACCTTTTATCATATAAAGATGGAAAGTTTATAGATCCACCTAAATTTGGAGTAACTGGTATGGATTTTATACGGTCAGATAATGCTCAGATATCTGTGGATTCACAGAAGGAATTGTGTAAAATGGTTTTATATCATTCCGATAATGTTAACTTTTTGTGGATACATGTATTATTGAAAAAGTACTTTAAGAAAATAGATAATGTAGAAGAGAATTTACGTTACTATTCTATACCTAAATCTTTTAGTAAGAGCTTTAATAAGTATAAGATTAAAAACTTATATCATAAGTCTGCAGAATATTGTAACTTTAAATACAACGCCAACATCGGTGTAGGAAAGTATAATTTTGTGTATACAGTACCATGTGAGGTAATTAGAGTAGAATGTACATCTAAAGGTTGTAAATATATTAATTATCTTGAAAGTGCATCAAATGACGCATTAATATGTGAAAAGTGTAAAAATTTAATAAAAGAAGGTAACATTAGAAAGATAGAAATTGCTTGTGTACCTTTAATTGAAAATGTTCCAGTATCAGACTTTGAGATAGATAAACCAAAAATATTTGAAAATCAAGTAATGAAAAAATTTGAGAGAGTATTGTCAGCGATTAACATGACACATATAAACGTTTGGCCTACAGTTAAACCTAAGAGTAAACGTTGGAAGAGGAAGTTGTATATGAATTTTAAGGAAGATGATTTACATGATAGATGAAGAGAAGACGTTTGAGTTATTTGGGTATTATTCATGTGATTTGAGTGTACATAGTGATAAGAAGATAGTCTGTATTTGTAATGATTGTGGAAAAGAGAGAATACTAATTAAAGATAATTATCGAGATTTGTGTACATCTTGTGCACTGAGGGGAAAAAGAAATCCAATGTTTGGTAAACATTTATCGGTAGAAGTTAGACAAAAAATGAGTAAAGTGCTTAAGGGAAAACGTTGTGGTGAAAATCATCCTATGTTTGGAAAGCATCATTCCATTGAATCAAGTGAAAAAATGAGTGAATCTCATAAAGGAAAATGTGGAGAAGATAGTTCTCACTATATAGACGGAAAGGGAGACGAACGCATTGAATCAAAGCTTAGAGGTTTACCAGAACCTAAAATTTACTTAGGAGATCGATATTGTAAAGGGGTGGCTGCACATCATATGACTAAAAAGGTTATCATTTACATTCCAAATTATATACATAAGAAGAATTATCATAGACTTAGTGGAGAGGGTATGTTAAAGATAAACATATTATCATTGATCTTTCTATTAAGAGGATTTTAAATGTATATAAAAGGTAAGTGATCTATATGACTAAAAGTAAAGCTAAAAGTAAGACAAAAAAAATCAATACGCTATACTCGGATGGTGGATGTAAAGGAAATCCTGGTCCAATGAGAATCGCTATATATGACTGTCAGTATAAAGAAAACAATTTAATTAAAGAAGTTGGAGTGGGCACCTGTAATATTGCAGAATATTTAGGAATTCGGCAAGCTATTAATATAGTCAGACATAAATATAAGAACACAGATAAAATTATCATCTATACTGACTCAAGATTGGTAGAAGGACATTTAAATCGAAATTGGAAAATTAAGACTAACGTTGAACTAGTCACAGAAGTAAAAGACTTATATAATCAATTTGAAAATATAAGAGTAAACTGGGTGAATAGAGAGAAAAATTTGGCTGGACATATGTTAGAGTAGAGGAGAAATAAAAAATGGAAGAAATAAATGTAAACATAACGAATGAGAAATTAGGTCGACTTCAGAAACATGAAGTTGTGAAAGTGGTAAAAATATTAAAAAATGGTGAAACTGTAGAAATTAAACTAAAACGAAGAGTGGGTAAGTAAATGAATAATAGTAGTAAGCAAGTATTAATATTCTTATTTGGAATCATTGCAATATTAGTAATGTACTTTGGTATTGTGCGTACTAATATTGAACCGTTTGATTCAAATTCTTTTATTAGTAGTTTGCATATGAGATATAAGTGACCAATAGATTGATATATGATTAATTGTATATATATTATATAAAATAAAACACAAATAAAGGAGAACATAAAAATGAGAGAATTTAATGTCAAAAGATCGATAGTAAACGGTAATACAATTAATATAGTCGCTGCTGAAAATAGTAATAACGGTGAAGTAATATTTGTACAGATTAAGGGAACAAAAGAAGTTCCAACACGTATTTGTATTGAATGAGTGAAGTTATTGTGAGGTGGATATAAAATGAGAGTCATTTGTAAAAATTGCACTAAAGAACTTGAGTATGAAAAAAATGGTAAAAATGTATTAGAGACAATTGAAATATATAGCTTTTCAATAACAAAAAATCAAATGTTAAGCATTCTACTACTTGATGCCACAGTTGAAGTAATTGAATGGATAGGCAATATTGTAGAAGTAAATGGTAAAGCTATATATGAACCAGTTTCTAGTGGTTATGAAGATGATATATTTTCTAACACAAGAATGATGACTATTGATATAGGGAGTAGGGATTTGGATTAAGTTATAATAATTGAATTATAATGTATATAAAAAGAGATACACATAATACATAAAGGAGAATTGTATACACATATGAAAGAAATACAAGAATATTTAGATAAAAAAGATTGGAGAATTCTAGAAAACGCTAACACAAATTTTAGTATTAGTGGCTTGAGGAGTTATATATCTAATACTGGACTAGCTAAACATTTACTAGGACTCAGTCCTGCTAGAAACTATCACATAAACGGATCATTACATATACATGATTTAGATGGAGGTATCTGTTCATATTGTTCTGGTCATGATGTAGGATTAATATTAGAAAAGGGTATCTCAAACATCGGCGGTACTTCTTCTCATTATGCTAAACATCTTGATACAGCATTAGATCATTGTATGAACTTCTTATATGCTGCTCAACAAGAATTTAATGGTGCACAGGCGTTTAGTAATTTTGATGTATATATGAGTCCATTTGTTAGAAAAGATAAATTAGATTACAATGGAGTTAAACAGACAATTCAACGTTATATATATAACTTAAATTTTCCGTTAAGGACTAATTATCAAACAGTCTTTAGTAATATAACGTTAGGATTTAATACTTCTAATATTAAGGATAATCATGTTATAATAGATGGAAAATTGTGTAGTAATGTATATGATGATTATAAAGAAGAAATAGAAATATTTGATAAAGCTTTACTTGATATAATGATTAGTGGTGATGATAAGGAACAACCTTTCACATTTCCACTTATTACAGTAGATGTAGATGAAAATTTTGATTGGGAAAGTAGGATTGCAAATAAGTTAATTCAGTATTCCATTAAATATGGTGGACCATATTATTCAAATTATTGTGGTACAAATTTAAGTAAAAGTGATAGACGATCAATGTGTTGCAGATTACAGTTAGATAATGCTGATATTAAAGAGAAAAATGGTTTATGGGATATAAATGGTAGTACTGGTAGCATTGGAGTTTGTACTATTAATTTAGCAAATGCAGCTATGGTATCAAATCGGGATGAAGATAAGTTCTTTGAAAGATTAAATTTGGTATTAAATGCAGCAAAGGAGCAGAGTTTATTTAAAAGATCATTAGTTAATGATATGTTTGATAATGGATTATATCCATTTATTAGTCAATATATTAAAGGATTTGATACTTACTTTAATACCATAGGAATAATAGGTTGCAATGAAGCATGTGTGAATTTATTTGGAAGCGATATATGGGCAAATGAAAAGTTTTCAATTAAAGTAATGAATTTTATCTTAAATAAACTAAACCAATATAAATCTGAAACGAACCAATTATGGAACTTAGAGCAAACACCATGTGAAGGTGCGACATATCGATTGGCTAAAACTGATATTAAACGATTTCCAACTGCATATACACAGGGAACTAAAGATTCCCCCTACTATACCACAGGAACATCTTTACCAGTGAGCACAGATATAGGTTTAGTTGATAGAATTAAATTTGAGGAGAAGACTTTAAAATTATATACTGGTGGTAGTATTTTTCATATATTTTCAGATAGTGTACCAAGTGTTGATGCTATTAAAAGTTTATTAAGTAAAATACTATCACATAGTGAGATTCCATATTTAACCTTTAGTCCAACACGTAGCATATGTCATAAATGTGGTTTATTATATGGTAAATATGAAACGTGTCCAAATTGTAAGAGTATATGTGATATATATAGTAGAGTAGTTGGATATTATCGTCCTGTAAAAAATTGGAATATTGGTAAGAAGATGGAGTTTATTGATAGAAGAGATATGTTGAATGTGGAAGATAAAAGGAGATGAAAAAATGATATGTAGAAATTGTTTAAGGAGATTTGTCGATTCACATGAATTGGGTGGATTTTTTGGTTTATGTCCGAAGTGTAGGGAAAAAGATAGACTTAATTATGAAGCACGTTATTGGTAATGATTAAAGGTTAAAATTATATATATGAAGGATAGATATATTGAATATAGAAAAGAGGAATGATAAATGAAAAATAGTGAAATGGAAAAAATATGGACTAAATTACTCAAAAACATCGATTATGTGAGACCAAATAAGGGTGCAAACTTAAACCCAAGAGATGTGATAGTTAGAGAAATACTCATACCATCTACATTTACTGAAATACAACAAGTTGGTATAGATGTGACTGTTAATGATGATGTAATAATTTATCCACATAGTTGGAGAAGAGCTAAATGTAATGAAGTGGTTGATATACCTAAAGATGCTTTTGGTGTAATACATATAAGGTCATCTATAAGTGATAAAGGTGTATTATTATCTGCGGGAGTATATGATTCTGGTTATCGTGGAATAATTAGTTTTGTTTTACATAATAGTAATAATCAAGAAATTTTAGTGAAAAAAGATAGCAGAATTGCTCAAATAATATTCTATCATGCAAATTCATATTGTTCATATAATGGACACAATCAGAATAGAATGGATTAAGTAGGTGAATATATAACATGAAACAAAATGGATATCAAAAGGCTATAGAGAAAATTGTCATAGAAGATGACCAGTTTTATATGCGGCGTGGGAAAATTGTTACGATATACTTTAAATTGAAAGGATTAAATCGACCATTTAGATATGTACCACGGTATAGTGAAATATTTGAAGTAATGAAGTTATTATATAAATTGCATCCTTCAGATACAACTAAATTAATTAGAATGTTGGTAGATGAATTTAGTAAAGAGGAGGAGTAGTGGGGTAAAATGAATACAATTGAAAGAAATAAACAATATGAAGTTAAAAGAGAAATTACAGTTTCAGCTAGTCATAAGTTAGATTTACCATATGATAGTAAATGTAACAATTTACATGGACATAATTATAAGATAAGTGTTCATATTGTAACAGATGAATTAAATACAGTTGGTATGGTAATGGATTTTAAGAAAATAGATGAAATAGTTAACATATACGATCATGCACATTTAAATGATATTATAATGAATGTAAATCCAACTGCTGAAATAATGGCTGAACATATTTGTGTAAATATAGTAAATGAATTAAAATCTGATAATAAAATTGTTACAATATCAGTAAATGAAACAGAAAAATCTACTGCTATTGTTAAGATAAAATGTGGAGAATATGGTGGAAAATAATATGTTAAAAGTTTCAATGCTTGGTGCTTCGAGTACTGGGAAAACTATAATTGCTAAAAAGATTGCTGAAAAGTATGATTTAGTATATGTAGATGAGCTTGCAGCTAAATATATTAGAGATGGGGTCGAATTTACACAACCGCAACTATTATGTAAACAATATCAAAAAGAAGTAGAGGCTATATATAAAGCTGTAGATTGGGGAAAGAATGGATTTGTGACGGATAGTGATTTACGATTAACGAAAGTTTATACTGCCCTAGAATATCCTTCTGATACTGAAAAGTGTAATAAATTGTTTAATCTATTTAAACCTAAATATGATTTAACATTTTATACTGATGTGGATAAAAGTCAACCAATAGTAGATAATGGTGAAAGAGTTTTGGGTGAAGAAAGAAGGCAAAGAGTACAATCAATGATAAAAGTATTCTTATTAGATGATACTATATATGTTGTACATTCTGATATGAATTTAAGATTAGAAGAAATTTCTAATATTGTTTATAACCGTATAAGATTGAATAATTTAATTAAAATATAAAAATTGGTACACATACATGAAAGTAAATGAAATATTTAAAAGTATACAGGGTGAGGGGTCAAATATTGGTAGAATTTGTACATTTATACGTTTGGATGGATGTAATTTGAAGTGTAAGTGGTGTGATACTAAGAATCCACCGAAATCCACGGAGATGGATGTATTTGAGATTATGGATAATATTAAAACTTTTAATTGTAAATATATCACTATAACCGGTGGAGAGCCGTTAATTCATGCTGATATTAGAACTTTAATAGTATTATTAAAGATTAATGAATACACTGTAAATATTGAAACAAATGGAACAATGATGTTACCAAAGATAGATGGTATACACTATACAGTTGACATTAAGACACCAAGTTCTAAAATGGTTGGGCACTTTAATGATAAAATTTTAAATCAAGTAAGTTCAATTGATAGAGAATATAAGTTCATAATTTCAAATGTTGAAGATTTTGAGTGGTCGATTAATTTTATTAAAGATAATTTCACTAATATGAGATTACATAAAATATACTTTAACAATGCTTGGGATAATGTTGAATTTAGAGAAAGATTGAATTTATTAATAAAACTGGTAATTAATTCTGGATACGATATAAGAGTTGGAGTACAGTTGCATAAAGTGTCAAATGTTATGTAAATGGGTGGTGAGTGTAAATGGTTAATAGAAAAGTTATGGAATATTTAACAAATGACTGCTTAGATTTAATGTGTACTAAGAATAAGACTTATAAGGATACTGTGTTTAATTTGGGAAATAAAGGTTTATTTGTACACATTTACGATAAAGTCAGTCGGATAAAGTCACTAGTTTGGGATAATGATACAGTTGATAATAGTATAGAAGTAAATGAAACAGTGGAAGATACAGTAATGGATTTAATAAATTACGGATTGCTAATGTTATATTATATTAGAGATGAATCGTATAATATGAGAAATGGTGAGCAGTTAAACTTGGATGATTTTATAAATGATGATGAAGATAATGAGACGGAGATTTCAGATTATACTTTAACAATGGCATGGTAATAGAGGAAAACATTTAAACAACATATAAGAGATATAAACATGGCAACTAAAATAACATTCTATAAGAAAAATAAACATACCACAGTTGGTAAACATCGGGGATGTCCGGTATATACTGATATGAATGTATATCTAAATGTACCGTATTTAGGTGAATTGGATAAAAAGTTTAGTAGCAATGGAAGAGCTAAATATGTGGTTAGAAAGTTAACTCCTTTATTTTATCCTTTAATTATTCATACAAGTAGCATTAGTATCCTTAAATATAGAATTAAAGGTAAGAGAGAAGTTATTACGGTAATGTCTAATGATATAGTTGAATTTTGTAAAATAATATACGAAAATAAATTATCGGTACCGTATATTATAGATAGAAGAAAGGGTGCAATGGAAGACGATAAAATTCCACATAGATAAATATAGGAGTAACATAAAAATGTGTAGTATATTTGGAGTTATTATAAAAGATGTAGAGAAATTTAAACGATCTCGTAATTTTGAACAAATCTTTAAATTGTCACGGGCTCGGGGAATGGATGCGAATGGAATCGTTCACATTGACATGAAAAGAGAAGGATTTTTAAAAATCATAAACGTAGATATGAATGACTTTAGTGCAATTGATAATATAATAAAAAATCGTTGTAATGATGGAGATATGTTTATGGGAAACTGTCGAGCAGTTCCTACCACTGAAATTATGTGTGGAGATGATATGAATGATTATTCACCTTTTATATCTAATTCTAGGGATACAGTTATTGCATTTAATGGAATAATTTCCAATGATGATGAATTATGTCGAGCATTTGACTTACATCCACAATCTAAAATTGATACATCTGTTATATGTGAATTAGTTGATAAAGTTGGTGTAGATGAAACTATAGGACACCTTGATAGTGGATTTGCCTTATCTATATGGAATGTGGATGATCCACGTACTTTAGTATTAGTGAATAATTTTAAACCAATTTATATATATGAAAATGATGAGGCAATTTACTATTCCAGTCTTGAAGAATACTTGAGTCCATTGTTTAAAAGTACTATCAATAAACCACTGGAAGTAGGACCATATGAGATGATAAGACTAACATCTGCTGGTGTAAGTGGAAGAATGTCATTAATACCAGAAGTTAATACTAAGGACCAAAAATGCCTAGTAATTGCTTCAGCAGGATTAGATTCAACAACAGTAATTGGTATACAAAAGTTAAAGTATCAAACTGTAGACTTATTACATTTTACATATGGATGTAAAGCAGAAAGTAGAGAACTTGATAGAATTAAGAAAATTGCTCAATATTACAACTGTAAACTGCACATAATCAATATGACTTCCCTGTATAAAAATATCGGTGGGAGCACGTTACTCGATCCAGATAGTAAAATTGCATCTGGAATAAAAGGTACGGAGAAAGCTATGGAATGGGTGCCAGCACGAAACACTGTAATGTTATCTGTTGCAATTGCATTTACTGAATCACACAAATATGATGTAATATCAACTGGAGTAAATTTGGAAGAAAGTGGGAGTTATAGTGATAATGAAGAGAATTTTTTTATAAAGTTCAATAAATTAATGGGAAATGTTACGAATATGGGAAATCATGTAATTATCGAAAATCCTTTAAAGAATTGTATGAAACATGATATAGTTAGAATCGGATTGAGACTTAAAGTTCCATATCATCTTACATGGTCATGTTATGAAAGCGGTAGTGATGGTAAAAGTGATAAAGGTACTCATATTTGTGGAAATTGTGGACCTTGTTACATGAGAAGGATCGCATTTGAACGAAATGGTAAAGTTGATCCACTGATAACACTAAATAATGGTGTTAATGATATTAATATTAACAATAATAGTATATAAAATAAAAACAAGAACAAAAGATTGAAATATACTACAAGATGTAATATAAAGGAGGTGAACAAATAAATGGTAAAAACAAAAAATGATGAAATGTCTGTTGATAGTATAATGGATGATTTGGGTGGTTCTACAAAACTATCGCCGGATGTATTGGCAAAATTAGCTGAACTTGAGAAGAAAATGGATGAGGATGTAACTGTTACTGATTATCCAGAGAATTTCATATTTAGAGAAGTTGGCGATCAGATTACTGGATTGCTAGTTAAATCTGAAGTTGGAATTGGTAAGTATAATCAAAACGTTTATACTATTCAATCAGGTGATGGTAAAAAGTTTTCAGTATGGGGAACAACTGTAATTGTAAATGAGATGGATTCACAAGAAGTTGTACCCGGAGATGTAGTGGGAATAAAATTCTTAGGAGAGACTGCTGGAGAAAATGGTAGATATAAGAATTTTGTGGTAAAAAAGTTGTAAGTGAGATTTAAATTGAATGCATTGATTTTCTTTTATATGCATTCTTATGTTAATTTATATAAAGGAGAAGTTAAATGATTAGTAGTGATAATAGTACAAATGATATTGATAATAATAATAATATAAATCTTAAAAAAATCCCATTATCTGAATTTAGATCTAATCTTTGTGAAGTATATGGAAATAAATGTATGAATTGTGGAGAAGAAGCTTTTTTAGATAAGTTAATTTTACATAGGAAGGTAGATAATCCAATTAAATTAGATGATATGGTATTATTATGTAGAGATTGTCATAGAATTGCACATATGTATGTGAATGGTAATGAAATTAAAAATTCATTACATTTATTGGAAAGTGCAGCAAAAAATATATTAACTGCTATATATGGTGATGATGTTAATGATAATAAGATGGATATATACAATCATCTAATTGATACACCTAAACGCTTCAGTAGAGCATATTTAGAAATATGTGGAATTGGTAAAAATGTGGATATAGAAATAGAAGAAGTAATTGAACTATTTACATCTACTGGAGATGAACTTATTACCGCTAATACTCACTCTTTTACATTATGTCCACATCATTTGTTACCAGTTGAATTAGATGTTAAAATTGGGGTAGTTCCCGGGAAATACATTATTGGAACATCTAAGTATCAGAGAATAGTTGATATATTGGCGACTAAACCAGTTACACAAGAAGAGTTTACTAATGTGTTAGCTGATACATTAATGCACTGGATTCAACCACAGGGTGTAATGGTACTAGTAAATGGTGCACATGATTGTATGAGAATGAGAGGAATTAAAAAATTGGGGGCAGGCATTAATACATCTGCAATTCGTGGAGTATTTGAAGAACATAGTTTACGGGATGAGTTCTTGAGTATATGTTTATAATTGGAAACAAGGATAGGGAGGTGAGTATAATATGAAAACAATAATATTAGATTTAAATGATAAAAGTGCGGATTGGATAAAGGCTGGTCGTAAAGAGGATACTAAAGAGGAGAGTAAAACTGAAAGTAAAGAGAAGGAAGTGAGGAAAAGTAAAAGTACTAACGAAATTACAATTAAGGGATTGGTTAAACCAATACGTATAAGTAAAGAGTGATGGGAAATGGGTATAAAGATAGATATAGAAAAGCAAAATAAAGATAAACCATCATCATCATCCCAATTAGTACCTAAAAAAGTACTTGTACATGGTAAAGGTGGATCATTTTATGCTGTTAGATATGTTAATCCCATGAGTGGAAGTGAAGAGAAAGACGATGATAGTAAGCAACCTAGTTTACGGGACATGGATAAATATGAGATAGCTAGATTAATTTTTGGTGGTAAATTAAATCAAAGTCAATTACATGAAGCGATTGATCGAGTAAGTGGTCATACTAAAATATCAGTAGCAAAACAAATTGATCAATCTGGTTTACATAAAATGATAAACGATAAAGATAAAGATGTTAGAGTGGTGGTAGCGGAAAAAATTGATCAAGATGGTTTACATAAAATGATGAATGATGTAAATGAAGATGTTAGAGGGACGGTGGCAAGTAAAATTGATCGTACTGGAATATATAAAATGATGAATGATGAAAGTGAAGATATTAGAGGAGTGATAGCAATAAGAATGGATCAAACTGGTTTACATGAAATGTTAAACGATAAAAGTGAGCATGTTAGATCTATAGTATCAATGAGAATTGATCAAGACGGTTTACATAAATTAATGAAAGATAAAAGTGAAGAGGTTAGATCAAAAGTAACAGATAGAATTGATCAAAGTGGTTTACATAAAATGATGAAAGATGAAAGTGAAGATGTTAGAAAGAATGTAACTAAAAGAATTATACAATCTGATCTAAATGAAATGATGCACGATAAAAGTAAAGGTGTAAGAGATCAAGTAAATGAACGATTGGAGTCGATAGATACTATTAAAACTATGATTGATTCATATGATAAGAATAAAAAAATTGAATTATCTAAATATGTAAAAGATGAAATAGTAGCTGTTATGAAAAATGAAAGAAAAAGTGTGAATATAGTAAAATGTACTGACGAATTTTATAAAAATATTAATAATAGTAAATTTGGTGCGTTTCATTTAAGATCAAAAAAAGAATGGGAGATTGGTTCATCTACTAATTTAGCACTACTCTTAAAAGATTCAGTAAAAAGACAATTTGGTGGAGAAATACGACACCATGGTGGTGTTATGAATCAAGAAGAAGAAATTAATGAATTATATAAGGGATATGATAAAAATGAAGTAGATGAATACGTTAAGGTACAGAAAGATCTTACTCGTGTATATTTAGATCAAATGTTTCCTGATACTGATAATATTACTATATATAGAGGCACCACTGAAGCTGAAACTCAATCTTTTGATGATGATGATGATGAAGATAATAATAAAATAATCGTTAAATCAAATCCACTGTCATCATGGACAATAAGTAGGGAAGTAGCAAGTGAATTTGGGGAAACTGGAGTAGTTTTAGCCACAAGTGTACATAAAGATGATATATGGTCCACTTTTATGAGTCATGCGCTTATTGGTGAGAATGTAGGCAATGAGCGGGAGATTTTGTTAATAGGAAATAAGGATAGAGAAGTGAGTATAATATGAAACTAATACAATACACAAATGATATACAAATAGGTACAAAGATTGGACTATTAAATAGAAATTGTACAAATTCACATCAATCAAGTTTATACAATAATATACACTTAAGTAATCTAATCAAACATTCCGGTAAAGTTATTGAAATAACTTATAGAGGAACAAATATTAACAACGCGCCATACGTTGGAGGATTTCTCAGAGTGACACTGGGCAAATCTGTTCCTCAGAGTGGGGGAGTAAATTCTTTAAAGTCATTCATTTATACTGAAGGTGATGGTCATATAGTGTTATTAGATGAGTATGATTGAGTTTTAGGTGATTATATATGGTGAAAGTAAAGATGGATATAGAAAAGCAAAATAAAGGTAAACCATCAGCATCATCACAATTAGTACCTAAAAAGGTACTTATACATGGTAAAGGTGGATCATTTTATGCTGTTAGATATGTTAGGCAGGGAGAAGGAGAAGTAAAGGATGAAAGTGGAGTAGGAAATTGGAAAAAAGTTGACGAATCTAAATTGGTGAAATTAATTGATGATGGTTCAATAAGTCAACATGATTTACATGAAATGGTAAATGTGAATAATACTACTATTAGACAACATGTTGTGTATAAAATTAATCAATCCGGACTCTTTAAAATGATAAATGATAAAAGTGAATTTATTAGAAATGAGGTAGCACAGGAAATTAATCTAAAAGGTTTACATAAAATGTTAAATGATAAAAGTGAAAAAGTTGTAAACACAGCATCAAAACGTATAGAACTCATAGATAAGATTGAATCTACAATTAATTCATATGAAGATAATAAAGAAATTGTATTATCAGATTATATGAAAGATGAATTAAATAATATTATGAAAGAAGGTAAATCATCTGAATATATGATGAAATGTATTGATGAATTTTATAATAACATTGATAATACTGAAATTAGTAATTTTCATATAACTTCTAGGAATTCGTGGATACATAGTTCTTCTTCTAAATTAGCTTTATTATTAAAAGATTCTATAAAAAGACAATTTGGTGGAGAAATTAGACATCATGATGCTATTGATGATTATGATAAAGAAGCTAATGATTTATATAAAACATATAATAAAAAAGATGTTGATGAATACGTTAAAATACAAAAGAATTTTACTCGTAAATGTTTAGATCAAATGTTTCCTGATACTGATATTATTACACTATATAGAGGTACTAATATTGATGAAACTCAAAGTTTAGATGATGATGATAGTAAGATAATAGTTAAATCAAATCCACTTTCATCATGGACATTGGAAAAAGATATTGCTAATAGTTTTGGTGACGGTGTAATTTTAAGTACGAAAGTATATAAAGATGATATATGGTCAACCTTTATGAGTCATGCTTATGATGGTATTGAGCGAGAAATTTTGTTAATGGGTAATAAGGATAGAGAAGTGACTGTGATATGAATAGTGGAAAAGATTTTGAATATGAAATATCAAAATCACTTAGATATTATAATGAGAAAATTAATCATCTATGGTTTCTCAAAATACCAGATGCTACCTCTTATCAATCACATAAATATCGACCTGTTGTACCTTTTGACTTTATTGCATTACATGAAGGAATAGTATATGGATTAGAAGCAAAGAGTAGTAGAAATAAAACTTCTTATAATTTTGACTACATAGCAGAACATCAGATATATAATGTTCTCATGGTTGATCAATTAGGTGGAATTGGACGATTTTTGATAAACAATAGATCTAGGCCGAGAGATTTTAGGATGTATTCTATTTCGGCGCAACAAATAATTAAATGGACTGAAGTTGATTGTCGAAAGTCTATTAAGTGGATTGAATTAGATGGAATGTGTGAAACATTGGAGATTACTAAAATTCCTAGAATGAGAGATGGGATGTGGGATTTTAGGGAATTATTTTTAGTATAATCAGTGGCGTCGATGGTCTAATGGTATGACGTGGGCACTCCAAGCCTGAAGTTTGGGTTCAAATCCTAGTCGACGCATATATGAGTTTATTTTTGATATTTTAAATTAAGTCATTACATGTTGATTTATTAAAATCACTTCTTTATATATTGATTTTAAATCACTTCTCTATATATTGTTTTTCTAAAATTAATTCATTAACATGTGATTATCAGAAATCCAAGAACGATAGATGAATTGTATATTAATATTGCAAAGAATAAAAGTTGTTAATATGTTAAATTATCTGGGTTATAGTAGATGTTAATGATATGATTGGAAATTAGTGGTAATAAAGTACACAAAAGATTGAAGTATGATTAAATGTATATATATTATTTATAATAAAAAGTTAAAAGGAGCATTTGTACGAATGAGTAAATATAAATGTAAAAATTCTGATAAGAGGAAAGATTTATTAGAATGTTTTAATAAAAATTCTACCTTTAAAACACAACAAGTGAAAAATGATAGAGGTAACAAAGTAGAACTTTTTGATGATAAGAATGGATTTCATTTAAAAGAACAAGATAAAATTTACAATCTATCTGGTATAGGTATGAATCAGGTAAAGTCAATAATTGAATTATCACTTAAGTCGAAGTTAGAGTTGAGAGAATTCTACTATACTATTAGAACGCAACCAGAATTAGTTCGGCCATTTACCGGAACTAAAGGTATATATGATGCAGTATTACATGGTATTAATACAACAGAAGTGTTATGTGATATTAATAGGTCGATTTTTACTGTGGGAAATTTTCCAAAAGGTTTTATCTTTTATAAGTTTGATAAAGATTTTGGAAATATTGAGAAAAAAATTGGTATGACTGAAAATATTGCGGATAGTGTATTAACTGATGAACAAACAAAAAATGCTTTAAATGTTATACATATTGAGAAGATTGCTGCAGCTACAAGGCTAACATCTATTGGATTTAGTTCACTTACAAATTCAATTATAGAAACTACCGGTGGAAATGTTACTCGAGCAGTGTCTAAATTAATTAATAGATTTGGTAATGGTGAAACTAGAAAAAACATCATCTCATTTACTGATGGAGATGCGTATGGAATAGATATGAGTAGAGTAATTATGTATGGATCAAAGGAAGCACCACACTTAAATAATAAATATCCAAATTTATATGTAGCAGGTTTATATCCAAGTGTTGGAGAATTATTAGGATTACCGAATGATGAGAATTCAAAACGACCTCTAAATAATCCAATTGCATTAAAGAGAATAGAATTTATGAAAAGATATGGATTATTAGATGATATGGATTATGATACATGGATGAGAAATAAGACATATGAGTTAGAATCATTGAGTTCATTTTTTATTAGTAAAACTTTAAAGGATGATAGTGGAAATCTCCAACCAATTGGATTGGGAGCATATTTAGTAGAATATATGAGACTGATGGAAATACCACTAAAACCAATGCCAGATGATAAAAAGCAACTAATAGAAGATGTTGCGATTTCATCTAAATCAAAGTTACTGGCTAAAATTTCTTATCAATTGAATCATAATATTGATCTTAATTTTATATCTGAGTTTAATAAAAGTATTAAGGAAGAAATTGAGAATAAGTTAGTAGAAATTACTAATAAGATATGGGAGAGAGAAATACAGGATACATATGATAAATGGATAGATAATTTAACATTTGATGGTATATGTAGTCACATCAAGCATCAATATAACTTAAGGCCACATATGGAACATTATGATATTTATGATATTATAAAGGCGAATATTGATATTAATGTTGATGCTAAGTTTAATAAAATTAGAGAAAAATTTGAAGAATTTAAAGTAGAAGTTGATGCGATTATAAATGAAGATTTAGAAGAAATTGAATATAATACATTAAATTTAGAACTTAAACCTTTAGATGAAATATCATTTAAAGATCAATATGATATAGTCCAAAGTAGATTAGGTGTATCAAAGAGTATAATGAAAAATATAAGAGAAGCGTTGAGGAAGAGATTATCAAGGGATGGAGGATGGAATGATGATAAATGAATATATAAGATATAAGAGAAGTATTAAGTAAAATAAGGAGATGTTAAAAAATGAAATTCCCCTGGAATAAATATAAAGAAATGCCGTTAGAAAGTCGACCAACGTTACAGGTATTTGTAACAAATCGATGCAACTTAAAATGTGAAGGTTGTTTCGCTAGAAAAGTAATGAAAGATGGTGATGTGAAAGATATAAGTATGGATACGTATAGACAAATACTAGATACTTTTCATTATAAAGGTGGAAAACAAATAAACATACTTGGTGGGGAACCATTGTTGCATAAAGATATTTCTAAGTTTTGTAAATTGAATAAAGAGTTAGGTATAAAGACTACTATTTATACAAATGGTTACTTTATAAATAGATATAGTAGTGAAGACTTTTATGGTGCTAAACTGAGATTATCAGTGTATTGTATGAATGGAAAGATAAAAGTTGCAACAAATATCACAAAAGGTATGAAATTTGATGTTAATTATATGGTTTCAGCGGAAACTACATTAAACGAACTCTTAGAAACTGCTAAATATTCTGAAGATGTATTAGATTCCAAAGTATTCTTTATATCAAGTATTAGAGAATTGGATAACCCAGATAAAGAATTTTTTAATGATACTAAGTTAACAATGCCAGTACTTGAATATAAAAAGTTAGTACATAATTTTCTAACTGAGTATAATGGAAATATGGATATACATATATCAAAGCGTGGAGTATTTGAGAGTTCTAAATCACTACCAAATATTAAATGTAATTTTGCTAATATATTTCCCAGTGGTAAGATAGTACAGTGTCCATATGATGTGGTTAATATGAAATTCCAATCTGATTATGAATTTGGTAGTAGATATTGTCAACAGAATAATACGTGTTTAATGTCTAAGATTATATTGAGAAGGAAGAGATGATGGGGTGGTTATGCCGAATCACTTCTATAAGCATTCATTATGCCAACCACATTTTCAACTTTTGATTCTTCTATATCTAAATCAATTTGACCAAATTCATCTATAGCACAACTCTTCTCATCCATAATGTTAATTTTTCCATGCGCAGCAAGATACAAAGCACATACCAAATCATCATAACCCGCCACAGCTCCAGTTGAATTTGAATATTGACCCATGGATGTATATACATAATTTCGCAACTCTTTTATTACAACATCAATATTTGCAACTTCTGTTGGAAATCTTACAACATCAAATTGTAATAATGTACGTAAATTGTGCACCATATCAGATTTTGATTTAGATGTTAGAATCATCGGTGTAGTAAATTCCCGTAAAGGCGATGGAATCATGTCTACAAACACATCTCCCAATCCAGTAGAATCTATTATCATAGTTTCAGGTTTCCACTTATTAAAAATTTCATATAACTCTTCCATTTGCTTATCCCATGGCCACCTAAAACTCGACACATGCCTAATTATACCATTACTATCTAATATAATCACTGCACTTCTTGAGTGTTTTTTACCTAAATCAACGCCCATGATGAATTTATTAGATGTATCACCATCCAATAATCCAGTTTTAGACATTAATTTTTCCTGTGGAAATACTCCAAATGTATCTGGGTTAACAAACATTCCTAAAATTTCTTGTTGGAATATAGCTTCTCTACCTTCATATAATTGTCTCTCTCTAGCTATTGTTTCTTGAGATATCCACGGACAATCTTCCGTGTAAAAGTCATATACTTTATAAATATCTCGTTGATGATGAAAAATATCAGAAAATACACCAGTTAAACCATATGGAGATGATGATATAATTTCAATTGTTGAACTTTCCCTACCTCTACACATTGGATGTAATGTTTCAAAGAAGAATTTATCTTCAATTCTTGATAATTCGTCTATATATAAGAAATCTGGATGTTTTCCTACTTGTTGATGTGATTGTGGAATACTAAGTAATCTGCAACCATTAACTAGTGTAAATTGATCAACTTTCTCCCGCTTAGAGTGATCAACATAATCCTCTAATATTCCCATATCTCTCATTAACTTTTTAATGTTAGAAATATGTTCCAATGATTGTGCACCAGATACAGAAGATATAATAGTAAACTTCTCCTCCTCAGTTAGCATATATAGGAGTACTGTAAGATCACAAAATGTACTCTTACGTCCACCACGAACGTTTTTAATAAGAATTCTAGTATTGGGATTTAGTGGGAAGTTTTCCTTAGCAACTCTAATTTGCCATCCCTGTAAATCGTAATTGAAGAATTTTTTAAATAACTTGTTATAATCAGCTTTATTACTTCCACTATCTTCTATCATTTATGATCTTCCTATTCATCTAAAGTTGAATCTTTTACTATTTGCTTATTACTATTAACATCATCTTCACTTCTATCCACTATACATTTAACTTCAGTCATTTCAATTTTATGCTCATCTGTGTTACCCAAATAATCATCCTTTAATTGTAGTATGAACTTTTTAGTAGATGTTGTTGGCTCAGGTGCCTTAATTATTTCTGAAATTACTCGTCTTAATATTTCTGCTAAATTTGACTTTTCCTTTGTGTCTATTGATGTATCGAATAATCTTTTGAGTTCTTTCTCCACATCTTCTAAATCTTTCATAAATCTTCTACGTTCATCATCACTAATATTTCCACTACTATTCTTATTACCTTTTGAACCTTTACCTTTTGACATTTTCTTATAACCTTCTTTTTAATTGTCTATTATTTGTCAATATTAAATTATAACTCTAACAATTTCTCCACTTATTTAACCGTATTTCATTGTTTTTTAATACTCTAATATGCAGTAGTATATCCATATACAACTATTCTAACATTCATATCTTGAGTAATTGGATTTGAACGATTTAATGTTAAAATATTATTTAAAAATGTATAGGAAATAGTATCACCATTATCTACATTAATTGGAAATATGATAACAGTTTCAATAGTTTTAACGTTATTTAAATTAACATTATAACTACTATCATAATTTGGAAATAAAACATTAAAAGTATTCATTGTACGTATCATACCATCTACTCTACTTGCTAATAATGGATCAGCTTTTCCTTTATCAGTTGATAGTAAATTTGCATCCCACATGTACTATTTATTCCTCACTATCATCATTATCAGCCACATATGGTGATTTAGAATGAATAAATTGACCAATTATTTTAACAATATCATCTTCATTAACAATTGTATTAGAATTATTCGGGGGATAGTCTGGCATAATCTTCACCTTTATCATTAATCTCATCTGTAACTGTCCAAATGTGACATGGTACAAATTTATCTTCTAATGGTTTATTAGGCATAGTTACAGTTAAACGTAATCCATTCCAACCATATGCTGTTTTAATTGTAATTATTTCACCTAAATTAATTGAATATGTCTCAATTTGACTATATTTCCATTTAGATGTTGTAAGTACTTTTATATATTCATGTAGTATAATTTCATCTTTTATGGATAAATCACTAATATCTAATAATCCAATAAATTGAAACATACTACTATCAGTATGTTCAATACTTATAGTTTTGGGATAAGTGTCATTAACTAAAAAGCTAATAACACCCTCCCAACTAATTTTACTCATCTATTACTAATACTACTTCTTACCAACAAAGACATTAAATTCTATATCAGTATCAACTGATGGTGCAGCATCCATTGTTAATTCTAATTGTATTCCATGAATTGCTTCCATTGAAATAACTTTTAGCAATGGTTCTCCCTGTGGTCCTTCATAATCGGCTGAAGCATATTCAACATATGATCCACCACTAGTTAATTTAGCAGATTCTTTTACTGTTACTTCATTTGTACCAACTAATTCTGTTAAATCTATCAATGAATTTAGGTAAAATGGTTTACCAATCTCTTTTGTTGCAAGTATAACAGTTTTTGGATATGTGTCAGCTGCTAAAAATTCAGCAACACCCTCTACTGGCGTTTCTAGTGTTAAAATTTCTCCAGTCTTAGCACCATCTACCTTTTCACCAATATCTAATAGAATATCAGTGGGTGCAGCTCTAGTTGATACCGCAGCATCTATATTATCAATGTTACCCGCCCTAGTATCGGTGTAACCTTGTTCAGTCATTGCATCTTTTATTGTGGCTTTTGAAGCCGTTGACGATGGAAAATCTGGCATATTATTTGTCCTCCATTATGTATTCGATATATAATTCAAGGATGTAGTGTATTCACCAAAAGATTGATATGCGATTAATTGTATATATATATTATATAATAAAAAATTAAAAGGATGTGTGTAATGATGAAATTAAAAAATGAAAAATGTGTTGTGTGTGTAATTAGAGGATTTGGAAAGGAGGATGAAATTCGTTGTGTTGGTAGAAAGGATGAATGTCCGAAAGATGTAAATTTATGTTGCTTTGATGTAGATTGTCTTGAACCAGTAGAATTTTGTTAAACATTTCTAATAGTGAATTCAATATACATTTCAAGGATGTAGTGTATTCACCAAAAGATTAATGTATGATTAATTGTATATATATTATATATAATAAAAATAAAATTCAAGGAGAATGTAGAAATGGAAAAGTGTAATAATCCTGAAACAAGTAATAAATATATAGTAAAGATGACTGTTTGTGAAACTAGTGAAGTTGTAACTATTCCAAAAAATAGTATAAATATAGAAACTAAGGTAGTAGATGAATGTCATGTGTTAATATCTTGGTTAGAGCCAATAGTTTATAGGATAGAATTGAGTGGATAAATAGAGGTTAGTTAATATGATGAAATTAAAATGTAATAAGTGTGTTATACATATATATAGAGATGTTGGTGGAGTAGATGAACTTAAATGTGCTGGTAGGAGTGATGAATGTCCGAAGATGTTTAATAAGTATTACTTTGATGTAGAATGTCTTATACCAGATGAGTTGGAGGATTAATAGATATGAAAAAAAAATACAAAGATGACGTGAAATTCGTCATTAATGAAACAGATGAATTTGATATAGTAATTCGAAAAGCTATAGCATCACTTAATAGATCAGGTAGGTCTACTTCATCTATTCAATTAAGACAAATGATTACTAGAAGTTGTTATAATAATGGTAAGATAGATAAAGTAAAGGCATTAAAATTAGTAGAAGAATATACCACTAAACCTTATCCTAATATTCAATCAAGTAGAGGAAAAAGTGATGAGTTATGGATTAAGATGAAGATTGGTAGGGAGATGTTAGATATAATGATTCCATCCATGTATACTGATAATGTGATAAATGCTTGCTTATATATTACTTCACATTATTATAATAATATAAAAATGCGTGGTAAATTTTTAATCATATTAGAAGAAATTAGAAATCTTATGGTGTAAAATGATAACAATGGAAGATAGTAATACATATAATGGCTTATATTGTAAATGTGGTGAACCACTTACTAAGAGAGAAAGAGTTTTATGTAAATTTTGTAGTGGGAAAGTAAAATTGTGGAGTCATTGTGCAATATGTGGAGAAATATTACCAACTGGTAAACATAAATATTGTAAAGATGAATGTGCTAAAATCGCTCAACGTATATATAATAGAAAATATTACGTTGATTATAAAGATGAAAAATGGAATACAACTGAAGTGAGAGTTGGTAATGGTAACTTAACTGGTAAAAGGAAGAATACTAATTTAGAAGAAGTAAAGAGTATAAATAGAGAATTGTTAAATTTGGGGTTAGCGGCGGATTATCATACAAGTTTAATGAATTTAGAACTAAAGTATATCGAAATTCTATCCATGAATACACCAAGCATTGAAATGGAAAAATGGATTAATGATAATATTGTTCAACTTAAGACAATGTATGTAGATGAATATATTGTAGTAATATCACCAGATAATGTATATCATAATTCAACTATAATAGAATTAATAATGGACTTAAAAAATTCAATTGATGTAAATATGAGTACTACTGTTATGTATAAAGTTAGTAGTGATAAAATTGAGAAAGTGTAATAGTGTTAGATATAATTACATCACTCATCTAACCCAATATCCTAATATAGCACCAATTGCAAATGTGCACCACTTGGTTATATCATCTGAATATTGTCCATTAATTAAAATATAAGATGATATTCCTAATATAACGATAGTTACGATTATTTGCATGAGAATTCTAGTTATATCCTCTATATAATTAACGTTATTATCATTATCAATATCACTCATTATTTATCCATTGATTCACGAATGGTATTTACAACATATGTTATCTGATGACCAATTATTTTACTATCAAATTTACCATTTTTATCATCATTCTTATTTTCATTCTTCATAGTCTTCATTGTACTTATTCTCCAATTCTTTAATTTTTCTTACTATTACATTTTCTGCTTCAATTACACCTGATTCGAAAAAGTAATGTCCTTTAGTTCCACTTATTGAAATCTTTCTACATATTGACCAAGCTACTTTATCTAATTCCTTAGGATCTGTTATCCCTAATCTAAGATGTGCCCAATCTTTAATTACATTAACTGGTGGAAAGTGTGGACCAGTTGAATAATTAACGTATTCAGCATAATCTGATTGAATTTCCCCTCGTTGATTATATTTATCTCGTGGATCAGTATAAATGGATGACAATAAATTTCCCTCATTTGTACATTCCTTTGATATAATATCTGCACACACTTCGGCCCATTTATCAAGACCATCAGTTAATATATCAAGGATATCATCGATCATTTGTTCCTTAAATTTACTATATTTATCAATTAATTCTTTTATATTAGATTCATATGAAATCATTTATAACAATCCACCCAATTCTTTAAATATCATACCAATAAATATTGATACTAATATATATTCAATTATATGTCCCAATATAAATCCTCCACACGAGTAATGATATTCACCTTTAACTTCATCATTCCACATATTTATACGTTCTAAGTCTTTAATTTTACAAATAATAGCTAATCCATGTGCAATTCCTATTATAAATGAATGAATTTCAGCATATGTGGATAAAAATTCATTTTTATTTATTCCATTTGACTTTAACACTTTAATTCACTTCCTTTCTAATTCTAATTTGGTGAAATTGATCAGGTAAATATCCCACTTCATACATTACTATATCAAATTCTGACATATATAGTACAGATTTAACTTCCTGTTCTATACTACTTACCTCATCTTCGTCCCAAATTGTTAAAGTATCACCAATTACGTATTGATCTACACTAATGAGACGTTCAAATTTCATATAATCATTTTGAGTATAAGATGATAATAGTGTATTTAACGATAATGCATCTAATGAATCCTGTAATGTTATATCAGTATCTTCAATAAACGTTTCTAATATCCCAAATTCAGCTATTGATGATCCAAATTGTGGACTACTTGGAGTATATTGTCCATCAAATACATAAATTCCATTTGAATGTGAATATGGTACAGATCTACTTACACTAAAAGTAGTTCCTCCAGTTTTAGTAAATGTCATTTCTTCTATACCAATTCTTAGTGTACCACTATTTGGAAAATTAACAGTATCATTTACATAAACTACTGAATCATATGATGCTAAATCAGAAGTTAGATATGTATACACATTTGTTGCAAAATATTGTTTACTTTTTATCTTTATTCCGGCAGTTTCTTTTCCCAAAGCTACTACTGAATTAGCAACTTCACTTTTACCAGATTTGGAATTAAATATATTTGAATTTAACACTAAGGTATCAGCTATAACAGATCCTTTACTTTCAGTAAAATTAAGAGTGAAATTAGTTGGCACATTCCCACCACTAGTAGTAAATGTTACATACCAATAATAACCACAAATATCAGTTATACGCGCAATATTTTCTAATTTAGTAATATTTTGTAAATCAATAGTTATAACTTCTCCACTATTAATTGTACCAAGTGTTAATATGCTATCATTTATATCAGTTACAATAGTAGATGGATTTATACCGCTATATGATGTCTTATTTTCTTGAATCCTATCCATTAACATTTTACTACCATCAAATGCAACAATTTCATATACATTATCATTATCTGAATCAAGTGAATCTTTAATATAACCACCAAATATACTATTTCCAAGTGAATCTTTACATAATACTCTACTATTTTCAACTAATAAGCTAATTATAGCACTTTCTGGATTATAAATATTACATTCTAAACGTGAAGATTGATTACGCTTAATTGATATTTTAATATCCATAGCATCTACATAATTACCTTCTATGTAAAAGTTATATCCACTACTAGACATTATGTTGACACCTCACCAACTTCAAATGTTACATTCCAATCAAAATATTCCCATTGACCAACATCCCAATTAATAGTTGCATTAGTAACAACACCATCCCACGAATAAGTTCCTTTTATAATAGTCACATATCCACCATTTTCCCACCAAGTTGTACACATTTGCTCAAATGTATTCTTATCACTAAAACTACTAATAGAACCTCTTAATATAATTTTTTCCTTTACTCTACCTCTATCTATTAATTTTGATTGAGTATGACCTGGACGTGGAGTTTGTAGACGTCCTCCTTTATTTACTGTTTTCTTAAATGATTCAACATTAAAATAATATATTACAGATGTATCATTATTCTTAAAACCTATTTTAGTCATCTTCCGCACCCACAGTAATCCTTCCTTCCAATAATTCTAATAAATACTCATATCTACCTTCTCTATCAGGTAATTCATTAATATCTAAATATGATGCCACACAAGTATAAATATTTTGACTAGGAAGATTTAACAAAATCGGCCCATTGCCACTCTCTTCTGAGTACCATGTTTTTACAGCAGTCTCCAATTCATCCTTATATGTGTCACTTAATACCCATCCTGATATAGCAAATCTTAATTTACATTTACCTTTATCTCTAATCTTAGACTGATTCTTATTTGCTGGATCTATTACATAAGGTTCCCTAACAATGTTTTCTATTACATTATCTACTATTAGATAAATTTTATCAACGCCTCCAGTTTTAGAAATGTAAATGTAATCCTCCGGTGTTGCTTCAGCACCAGGATCAATTGGATCTCTAACCGTTATTACTACTTTAGTTGATGTAACAGGATCAGACCAACCATCTCCTGACCAATATGCTACTATATTATATACAACTGGTATCTCAAATTGTATATATCTACACAAATAACCACTGGAATCAGTATATCCAGAACCATATACTACTCCAGTACTATTATCTTTAAGCTCAATATATTTATTTGATAATGGGTCACCCGTATCACCTCTCCATAATCTTACTGTACATTCTACTGGTTCTAATACTTCTACAGTATTAGTATTTACACCAAGTGTCATATTAACACCTGCAACGGATGATATTACTAAAACCTTTTCATCACTCTCAGATGTATTGTATATAGATGTATTATCGAATATACATTTAAATACATTTATTAATTCATACGTAAAAGTTTTATCAATACTCATTCTACCATTAACATCTGTTAAATCTGTATCCAAATCTGATGCCAATGTTATATTATATAATCTAACAGTTTTACCAATAATCGCTTCACCAAATTCTGTATTAAGTGTAGATGAGAAATTTATAGTTTCACCCACATAAGTTTCATCTGGATTTATTATAAAATTTGATAAAATAGTATCACATTTATTAAATGTAAAAGTATCTTCTAACGTATTACTAGAATATGTATCATTACCAGAAAAGTATACCTTTAATGTTTTAGATAATTCAGTAAATGAAAGTGAACTAAATGTTGCAATACCAGATGCATTAGTAATTGCTGTACCTATTACTACTAATCCATCATATAAATTTACAGCTACATTAGCTATAGCAATATCATCAATATCATCCCATAATTTAGTTTCAAAATCTACTTCTTGTGTAACCTTAGCTGGATCTGGATTCATTGTGAGATATTGAAAAGTTGATGGTTTACCATATACTATTGTAAATAAATCATGAGCACCATTTAAATAATTAGGACTACCATATCCATAAATTTCACCAACATGTGTTATATTAAAAGGATTTGATATATTAAAGATAGTTAATGCATCATCAACATAAGATGCAACATATGCATAATTACCAACAACCTTTGCTCCCTGTGCACCACTTAAATAATTCGGACTTCCCGCACCATCTATTGATCCTTTAAGTGTTGGTGTAGTGGGAGATGATATATCAAAGATAACTAAAGCATTATCAAGATTAGATGTAATATAAGCATAATCACCAATTACATCTATACTTCTTGCTTCACCTAAATAATTCGGATAACCAGCACCATCAATTTCACCTACTTGTAATGGAGTAGAAGGAGATGATATATTAATAACAGTTAATGCATTATCATTATAAGATACAACATAAGCGTAATCACCAACAATACTTACATCTTGTGGTCCACCTAGATAATTTGGACTTCCAATACCTGAAATTTTACCAGCAAAGGTTGGTGAACTTGGATTTGATATATTAATAATAGTTAAAGAATTATCATTAAAAGCTGCAACATATGCATAATTACCAACTATTTCTATACTTCTCGCTCCATCTAAATAATTAGGACTTCCAGCTCCATGTATTTCACCCACTAAAGTTGGATTACTAGGAGTTGATATATTAAAAATTGATAATGAATTATCAAAATTAGATACAGTATAAGCATAATCTCCAACTACTTTAGCGTCCATTATTCCACTTAAATAATTTGGACTTCCAGCACCTGAAATTTTACCAACAAAGGTTGGTGTGGATAGATCTGATATATCAATAATAGTTAATGAATTATCATTATAAGCTGAAACATATGCATAATTACCAACCACATCTATATTTCTTACACCATTTAAATAATTTGGTGAACCACTACCACTTATTACACCTTCTAATGTTGGTGAACTTGGAGTTGATACATCAAAGATTGATAGTGAATCATCAGATGGAGATGTAACAAGTGTGTATATATATCCCATTACCCAACACTCCTCCTAATATCATTTTTCCAATAACTGGATAGTTTATTAGCTAAATCACTTATATCGAAATCATTAGATACTTTCATATCATGTAAATGAATATTTGGTTTAATTTCAATATTAACTTCCTTACCGTTTCCATTACCCATTCCTCCACCATTTATGTTATCAATCATTGATTTATTGATATTAGATTGATTAACCTTTGGATTAACATCCAATGGACTAGACTCTATACCTTCCTGTATAGATTGTGGCACCATTTCACCAATTTGTATTAAAGTTGGACTTAATCCAATCGCCCCACTTGCCCACTCTGGTAACCAACTTAAATGTTCGTGTATTCCGTCTCGCAAGAAGTTTGATAATTTTATAGGTAAATCACTTATACCTTCTAAGAATGAGTCTACCATATTTGTAGCCCAATCTTTAAAGTTATCTGATAATTCGTTAAAGTATGTATCTGTGCTTATGATTAAATCTGCTAATGAATTTGTTACACTATCAAACGTGTCTCTAAATATGTTAGTAAATCCATTATAAATTGTATCTTTTATTAAATTTAAATTATCCTTCAGTTTTTCATTCATATACTCCATATGCTCAGGAATTTTATCCCAATCTCCCCTAACAATATCTAAGAGTATTACACCGGTAGTAGCAATGGGATCTAATATTGCATCTATCAACGCTTTAGCAACAGGATTTTTTGTGGCAAAATCATCCGCCCACTTACCAATTTTATCAAAACCTCCAACCATATCTATTACCTTCATCCCAGCCAATCCTACAGCAAGACCAATTGCCACTGCTCCAGCACCTACAGCTGTAACAGCAGTAGTAAGTGACATAGGAATTCCCATAATTGCAGATGACATTCCACTAAATAATGTAGTTATACCTAAACCCTTTAATACAGCAAATCCAGCAGCAAGAGCACCAACCCCACCACCAATTAAAAACAATCCAGATGATACCTTTTTAATTGGTTCTGGTAATTTTTCAAACCTATCCCCTAATTCCCACAAAAGATCAGATGCTTTTTGTAGTAATGGCTCAGCCGGAGTTATGATTTCATCAATTAAGTACCCAAATGCGTCACTAAAATCATTCATATACAATGACGCAATTGCTGAATGTTTAGCAATTCCTAATATTGTAGCACCAGCAATTAATCCTAAACCTAACCATCCTAATGATTGCTTTTTATTACTTTTTTCTGAACTTTCTGTTTGTTCATCTTGCTTATCTTCTAAATCTGATAATTTCTCAGAAACTTCATCTAAATTTTTTACAGTTTCACCAATCTCATCACTTATTTTAATTAGCAATTCTAGTGCCATATTTATGTTCCTCCATTAGGATTGGATTCTTCTAGTGCTATGTTTAATATTAATTCTAATGACCTTATATGACTTAAGGTATATTCATTAAAATCAGTAGAAGTAAAGTTTAGATATCTTCTTAACTTGAATTCAGTTATCAGTGAACGAGTTAAATAACTTCCACTATTTATTCCACTTAACTCGTCTCTAAGTTTTTTTCGTCTACTTCACTTATTTCGCCTAATACATTAGTTATAAGTTCTTTTTCTAACAACTTACCAAAATCTCTACTTAATTTCATTAAATTAGCATTAGTCATATCAAATGGTGCCTTAGTTACACAAGCTAATAAACATTTTCTAGTATACTTTTCTTGATCAAATTTAATTTTCTTACTCTTACTCAATTCAGTACACTCAGAAATTAGACTATTTTGCTGAGACCAAGTTAATTCTTTAATCTCAAACTCATATATCTCTCCTTCAAATTCAATTTCAACTTTTTTTACTTCATCTTTTACAAATATTCCCATACTTTTCGTCACCTCTATCATTAATAGCTAGCAATATCATCATACACATTAACAGTTACAGTTCTTGGTGTAATAGACACTGGTACAATTATCTCACCTTCATCTGGTATCTCATGTTGAGCTTCTCTTAATACACAATCAGTAAAAGCAAACTCTAATTTATCCGTACTACTACGTTCAAATTTAATTGATGCACTAAAAGGAGTTTGTTCAGATATTAATTCCGACAAAATTTCCCCATCATCCACAACTATTGACGCTTTAAGTACATATTCTACCTTACCTAGTATAATTTCAGATAACCATTTATCATTATCATCATTATAATAATACTTTGGCCTCAATTTATTAGAAATATCAAGTGAAAAACCCTCAACTCTAGCAAATGATGTGCCCCATAACTTAAATTCAGATGTTTCATCAAAGAAATACGTACTTTTACTAGAAGATGATACAGTATCATAACTTGTACCCAATGATACAGGCTTTTTACCAATTAAATCCATTGATAACTTCAAATGCGACTCCTTATCACCTTTACATGATAACTTATTTACCATATTCCCCACCCAATTGTAAGATGACACCGTAGTATCAATATAAGCTTTCTGAATTGTAAAAGATGGTAGTGAGTTTCCAGTGGTAAGTACGTGCTTATAATACCCACCCTCATCTGTATCCACTGAACTTCCCATAGCAAAGTAGAATGGGTAACCATCCTGTGGGATTATGTTTAATGATCCTACTACTTCTTTCTTTAGTGGTAACTGTTTAAATACTTCCCTACCACTTGGTCGCTTTGCGTGTACCGGACTATAGTTGTTTCTAACATTTAGTGTTGGGGATCCGGTTACTATTCCTATCCAATCATCAATTGTTGTTGGTGCAGTACCAAAAGTTGACTCTATTTTCCAACCTAATGATACATTTTCTGCTACATATACCATATATTATCACCTTTTATATTTTTTTCTTATATTTTATTTATATTTCTCTTATATTAATCAATTAATACTCCATATTCATGTACTTTCACTTTAATTCTAAATTGATATATTAATGACATTTCTATTGACTCATCTACTATATTAGTTATTAACATTTTCCAGGCAGTATTATAATAAAATTTATTAGCCCTCAATATTCTAATAATTTCATCTCTTAATTTTAACACATGATCAAATGATACTGAAGTTCTTGCTACTATATCACATGGATAAATGCGATCTACATATTTATATGCGTGACCTAATTGTTTCTCTTCTATTTCATTGAATTTTACTAATATTAAATCAGTAGAACTAACATTTCTTCTTTTTGAATCAGATACCATTATATTAGTGATAAGTGGTTTATCTAAACTTGTTGTAATATTATCCTGTAACCATCCATCGTCTATCATATCCACTATATTAGAAGCTTCTATCATTTTACCATCTACTTTAAACCTTTAATATATCGTTACTTCTACTAATGTTCCTAATATTTCTTTAATTTCTAGTTCTATTAATTCAATCTTCTTACCTAAATCTATACTATTTGATCCAACTGGAAATAAATTTGAGTAATCATCACTTAACATTAACTTTTGTGCTACCATTAATGTACATAATTCTCTAACATTACCATTTAAAACTGATCCATACGTATATTGTACTCTAAACTTAGATATATTAATCCATACACCATATCTTCCATGTATATATAATATACCAGTCTCATAATCCACCCAATAATCACCATCTGATCTATCTTCAGTCCAATCAGTAAGACAATTTACCCACTGTTGTCCATCAAAGTATTCAAGTGTAGTAAATGTAGATATATCTCTATGCCTTAAATTTATTGATCTAGTCGCCCAATTATCCACCGACCATCTCGGCATATCGTGATACTCTAAATCAGATGATTTGCTTCTCCAAGCATGATGAGTTATTGCTTCAATTCTATCCTGCGCCCGTCTTATTGCTCGTCTAGTATCATTTGAACTTGGTTTAGTGGTAGATCCAACAGTTTTTTGTAAATATGATCTAACTTCTCCAACTGTTGTATATACTATTAGATCATTATTAGGTTCTATTTCAAACATATCCACCTCAGAATATGTTGAAGTATCCTTTACTCCAATGAATTCATAGTAATATTCAATGTAATCAGTTAGATTTAAACTACTAGATATGGTATATTTATACGTATACGTATACTTATTACCACTAATCGTCTCATCTGGTGTACCAGTATCTATTAAATTTCTACTTGCATCATAAATTTTAGCGGAAATAGTATCCATTTGTAGATACTCCCCACTATCCGTTACAAATTCAACTGTTAATGTTACTGTTTCACCAACATTTACTGTTTCACTCATGCTTCACTTAAAGTTCCAGTCCATTCTACCTGAAGACTATCGCTAGCTCCCTTATTTATGACTGAAAACACTACTCGATTTAGTAATGATCCACTTGATGATTCATTTAATAATCCCGCTTCCCTAACTTCACCAGTTGCCACACCTGGACCGAATACATTTGTATTGGTAAACACTTTAGTTCCACCAGTATGAGCATATGTTCCACTTTCTCTAGCTGATTCCAATTCTAATGTAGTATCACTAGCATTTGCTGCAGTACTACCAGATCCAACTCCAGAATATACCATTGAATTTTGTGTAGCTTCTGCTATTTGCTGACATAAAAAGTCAAATCCAGCATCAGTAATTAGATTCTTTTCCACACGAGACTCCTTAACCTTACCATCTTTATCAAGTAAAGTCAAATTAGCGATACTGTAAAGATGTAATCCCATTTTATTAGACATGTCTATCTCACCTCATATATTTACTGTTTATTCAATATATATCTCAAGAATTTCTTGATATATAGTTTAAACCTTTGATAATAATTGTGCTTAAGTTTAATTTTACATTTTAAATACATTCCAACATTATTTTCTACCGGCATTTAATTTACTCCTTATATTAGTGAATCCTGAATTAACTTTTACTATTATTGGTCTAATTTTAATTTTCACTCGTCCAATTGCAAATGTGAAATTTCTACTTAATGTTATACTAATGTTAGATTGAATGCTTTTACTTATAACTTTTATATTACTTATATTCATTGATATTTGAGCATTTAGATTTAAAATATATGTAAGTAGTGTATTAATTGATTTTACTAATGTGAGATTTAATTGTTTAATTAAAGTATATAGAAGTGATTTATCAGTATTAAATTGAATGTTAACGTTTTCTCGTTTAATATAAGATTGTATCTCATTCATTGCAATTGATAATTCTAATGATAAATTAACTACTCCCATTGCTATAACATTTGTTGTTATTTTAAGTACATCATTTAACATTTTAATTGGACTTTTACCAATTATTAAATTCAAATTCATTAATTGATCAATTTGCTTACCAGTTAACATTACCCTAACATGTCCTAAACTCAAATATTGTGTAACAGATTTGGTATAGCTCCTCACATCTGATAAATTAAAATTAAGTGTAAACGCAATATCCTTAGAGTGTGGTACACTTTTAATTAAATTTGATATTACATCAAAAGATATTGGTAATGTGAATTTCTTTTTATCAGATAGATTAAGTGAAATTAGTAAATTTAATAACAATTTAAAATAATTATATGGAGTATCAAATGTGTAATCAAATTTTATATTAAGATCTTTTGATAACGTTGGAACTTTTATACCAACAAGTGTTGCTATAATATTGAATGTATATTGTATTAATTTTGCGTTAAATAATGTGATATTATATTGAATATTTTCACTTAAATGTATTGTTGTATATTTAATATTACTGATATTATTTACCAAATTTATATCTAAATTCTTAAAATGCTCAAATATATTATTAAAATTAATTAATAAATTTGTATTTATATTCTTAAAATACTTAAGTGGATTAATAAAATTAATTGATAAATTTTCACTTAAATGTGTTGTTGTATATTTAATATTATTAATATTATTTACCAAATTTATACCTAAATTCTTAAAATATTCAAGTATATTAACAAAATTAACTGATAAACTTGTACTTAAAATTTTAAAATAAGTAGACATATTACCAAGATTAGTAACCAAATTTACACTAGATTCATATAAATAATCCATTCCAGGGGTTTGTGATAATCCAAATTTTTGACGTTCAAATATGCCATATGGATTAATATATAATTCTTCTATTTCCATCGATGTAAGTGCACGATTATAAATTTTAATATAAGTAATTATTCCATTAAGTTCATCAGTAACCTCTGATCTTCTACCAATTGATAGAACATCAGTATTTGTTGATACCACACCAGTTGATGCAACGGAACCTACAGTTTTTCCATTTTTAAATATTTCTATTGTAGCTAAATTATAGACAGCAATTATATGATATAACACATCATCTGAAATTGTAGTATAAATATCTATATTATTTGTAGTAAGTCCATATAACTCAAACCTTAATCTACCATCCATCATTATTAAATCATACCCAGTGCTATCGTGATAATATCCACCTTTCGTTACCAATCCACACCATTTATCTGACCGTAAATTTCTACCTTTTACTAATAATTCAATTGTAATTTCCCCAGTAATATTTAAAATAGAATTATTAGCAATACTAACATAATCATCATTACCATCAAAATTAATGTCAGCATCATTTTCACCAGGACCCCAACCGGATGTTGTAGTTGAAGGAAACGCCATATTTTTAAGTGTACCGTGGTTATCATTTTCACTTAAATCTTGAACTAAATCTCCACTGCCTTCATTAAAAAGCCAAAATCCAACTAATCCTTTAGCTAATGGATGACTAAAGTTAATTGGTGTTCCTAATGATGGTTTTTGTGTGAAAATTTGTCTCATACTGATAAAATCTCCGATATACCTACTTTATAATTTAAAGTTGAACCATCAGCATCATATGAATTTACTACTAATACTCTCACTCTTACTACTTCTGGTGGAATGAATATCGATTTAACCATAGCTACATTAAATATTGCTACATTCTGTACGTGAGCATTTGTCGTTCCATCTAAAACTACAACTTCATTTGTACTTTGTGATTTTTCAAATATTAATTCACTATTTACTAATGTTCCATCTTCAATTGCTAACCATTTCGCTAATACTGTTAATGCATGTCCAGTTAAAGCAATTGCTGTTGATCCAGCAGCTAATGGGTTATCTTCAATTAAATCCGTCGCAGCAGTTCCAATTAATCCCACAAACTCAGTAAGATCGTGCCAATTTTCATCTCCACTATCAGCATTTGATACTTGAATTACAAACTTAGTACCTGTATGAGCTGTAGTAGTATCTAAAAATGCTTGAATATACAACATTGATCCATAATTAGGACTAACATCTTCTGTGTCACTTTCAACTATAGTATTTTGTGCAACAGCTGTCCAATCCGTTACAATTTTAGGAGTTACATCTTTCGTCATATTATTTACCTCTATATTTTTTTACTAACTTTTAACCTTTCATTTACCAATTCTTCATATTCAAATCAAAAACCTGCAATGAATCCACAATTCCCCGCTTACCACAATTTGGGCAATACCACATTTTTACACCCAAATTCCATGTACTTATAATCTTTTTATCAGAATATGCTTCTCTGTCACCATTTTCATATGGATTCTCAGCGAAATAAGATGGATTATGATTACATTTTTTCGGACGAGAGTATATATCGTGATTAAAGTGAAATGCTATACTATTTGATTCATACTTGAATTCAACATTTTCACCTTTACTTCTATACTTCTTCACAATTCTATAAGCCAAATCGTAATCCTCGCCACCAGTTCCCCCGGTATATCGATTATCAAATCCATTTACACCACTAACATATTCCTTTGATGTAGATGAATTGCATGTCCAAAATCCACCAAAATCGATAGGTTTAAGTCTTTCGTCATATGTATATTCATTTAATATATCAGTTAGATTAACATTTGGATTAAAATTTACTAAATTGCTACCCCTCATCTCAAACCATCTACCAATCGTTAGCACATTATTATCATTATTCATGTGACCTTCTATAAATGTATCATTTACACGTTGGTGATCATCTAAAAATATGATACGATCAACTTTATCATTCATATGACTTATACATTCATTTCTATATATAGCTTGTTTTGCTCCAGCAATATGAGATGAGTTGTATATATCTGAATAATGTTTAACATTTAATCCTAATTTATCAGCAACTTTTTTAACTACTTTTGTACGATACCTAAACAACGAATCCACCAATATTATTTCGAAATTCTTATAAGTTTGCATAGATAAATCTAATAACAATGGTAATATATATGGATGAGTAGATATAATGTGTATACTACCAAATTTGTTATTCATTTACTATTACTCCTATTCATATACTATTACTGCTATATACTTACAGCCTACTGGTACTATTTCTATATCATGTAATGTTGTAATTGACAATGTACCTAGTTTTGTCTCCAATGTACTATCAATATCTGTCCATACTACTAAATCTGTGCTATCTACACTATATGCCATTTATATCATTCCTCCAATTTTATACTTTTATCTTCTAATACTTTCTCTAATACCACCAAGAATGTCCAATTTTGTAAATACATATGACTAATTAAAGTTCTAAATTTACACTCCAAATCCATTCTAAGTTTTACTTTACAATTAGAATCATTAAAATCCATAAAAAACTTATACCACCAAATCGGCGGCTGAACTGTAACATGTCCAGATGGATCTGTTATAATTTCGTCTTTCATTACAGTATAAGCATCTCTCCGTAATACATCAAAAGATTGTGATATAAGTAGTATAATATATTTATTTGATACTCTCACTATTTCACTAAAAGTCTTATACATATCTTCAATATAAATATGTTCCATTAAATCGAATGAATATACTAAATCAAATGAATTATCTTCAAATGGTAAACCTTTAGTAATATCACCAACTATTAACTTATCTTTCAGTCTTTCAGTTATAGGATGATTAACTGCCCATTCACTAATATCTACTCCAATTACATTAATACCAGCCTCTAATCCACCATCAGTAAAGTGACCAGTAGCCGCCCCAATGTCTAATGCATTATTAGCATTAGTTATCTTACCAATAGCAGCCATTACATCATAAACCGGCATCCATATTTGTGTATTATAATTACCGTATATTCCATCACTGAAATACTTGTCATTATATCCATTAAATGTCATTTTATATGTGCTCCATTTTATTAATATTCATCTATTATTTTACAAATCAATGCCAATTTATTATTACTTAATATGTCATATTTCTTAATATAATATGAATCATTTAAAGTACCTCTAAACTTCTTTTCAAAATAGTCATAATTATCAAATGCAAATTCAATTTCAGATGTACCTAAATGTGTAAATTTAAATGAATTTGTGTTATTAAATTCATCAAATAATGTAGTTGAAGATAATAAAGATGGCTTCTTATATGTAAACGTATATTGTGCTATACCTGATACTGATTTCCAATTAATTTCCCCACCATTGAATAGTAATAAATCAGCTGCTGCAGCTATCATGTGTATATTGTCTACATTTAATTCGTTAAAATTAATATCAAATTTTGGATCATTTTTCGTTTGCATTAATATTGTTCTCATATATCGCCTATCATTTACCCAATATCTACTTCTAACATTCTGTGATCCACCAAATATGTGATAAACTATTTCCTTATTATGACGTTTAAGATTTTTTATCAATTTCACATTTTCTAATGTCATCTTTCTAGGTGATATGTACCCTAATGTTACTATATGAAATTTATTTAGATCCCAACCAAGAAACGATTTTAATTTATCAATACCATTAAACTTATATGCAATCTCACATCCATGTGGAACATTAAAGATGTATGGTAAATCTTCACCATCTATATATTTCATCCAATTATTATGATGAATAAATGCACCGGCAAATTTATTATTAACCAATTCTTCACCCAATTGTTTATTCATTAAATGATAATTCGATATCACTGGAATATTTAAGTCTAATATTGGTTGCAAATACTTAATATGTTGAAATAATCCCGGTTCATATTCAATTATAATAACATCAGGATTAAACTTTAATATGCACTTTGCCGCCTTATCTAACAATTTTCCACGTGACCAACATGGTATACTCATTCCATCTGATCTATTAGTTAATTCAGAAAATATCTTAATATTAGCATTCATATATGAATATAAATTTTTTGAATATGACGCAATTCCACATGATTCATTCCAAGAAGATAAAACTGCTATTTTTGGAAATGTAGTAGTTTTATTTGTATCATTTAACATTTACATTAACTCCTCAAATATTTCATTGCTAATTGTTAAGTAGTTATTTGTCAAATTTCTCCATATCTGTCCAATTTCATTTATATCATGTTTTCTAGCAAATTCTATATTTTGTGTAATTAATTGCTTTAATACATCTTTGTGATGATATGCATAAATAAATCTATCAACTATATCATTAAAATCTGGCTTAATCCATGTAGTTCCCACTGGAGTTACAAATGGTTTACTGGATTTAATTAAAAATTTACTTCTAATATCTTCACTTAAATGTGATAATAAATATACATGTGGTACATTATCTGTTAAAATTGGTGTAACTCCAGTTGATAATGCTTCTAATACTGGTAAATTAAATCCTTCCGCTAATGAAGTAGATATGTAAATGTCTAATGTGTTATAGAAATCATTTAATTCATTATCTGTTATTCTATCATCTCCTTGTGATATAAGTACACTATTACTAATTTCTAATTTATTTACCACTTCAATAAGATTAAAATCACCTTCACTATCATCAGGATTAGTAAGCATGACTAGATTTACGTTATCTTCTCCAACTATGTTAATAAATTTACTCCATGCAAATATTAAATCTAGTAAATTTTTTCTTTCCTGAAATCTACCATTATATCCAACTATGAATTTATTGGAATTTATACCTAATTTTTTAGCTACTACCAATCTCTTATCATCTTCGTATCTATAGAAATCTTTTATATTCACACTATGAGGGATATTTATTGCTGGTATGCCATGATCAGTATAAACTTTTTGAGCATTAGGAGTAGGTACTACTAATATATCCACCAACTTTATAAATTCATTTATATCAGTTTGAGGAGTGTAACAAGAATCTAATGGCACATAATGAATCCAATTTGTGTATGGAAACCTATCGTGTACTTTTAATAAATCGTTAAACATCCAATTTTCCCCCACTGTGATTAAGATATGTGGATTAAATTTGACTAGATAATCTAATAGTAATCGGGAATCTATTACCGTTATACCATTTACGACTTCTGGTACAGTGACGATTGGTTTATTATTTTCCTTATACCCAAAGGTAAAGTAATATATTTCATTTTGATCATCTTTTATTAAAGATTTAGCAATATCAGTGCTTACTCTAGCTAATCCACTTATTTGAGGACTTGGAAATGGACCTTGACTGACTATGAAAATTATCATTTTTTATCAATTTATAACTCAAGAAATGTGTGATATATATTAAAATTAAGATATAGTTCCTTTTAATAGAAATTTAAATGCTAACTTATTTATCTTCAACATACCTTTTCCAGTTTTAAGATTATGTCTATATTTTTGGTGTAAACGTTCTGGTATATAGATGATAATTTTTTCATTAAAGTGATGACTTACCATTTTATATTTATCATTATACTTATTGCCTAAAAAGTGTTCTAGTTTTGGAAATCCTCTACGTTTAGCGTCACTACGTTCTATCCACTTTCCATCTATGTAATGTGGACTATTTTCATCAGTTATACCAAACCAATAACCACGTTTCCCAAACATTGGATTATTTGCCCCCATCTTTGATTTACTCATTTTTTCACGTGAGTCAGTAGAATGATGTTTTCCATGCATTGGATGATTTTTTCCACTCCTACTACAAGATATACATAAATCACGATAGCCATGTTTAAAAATTATCCGCTCTTTTCCACACTCATTGCAAATACAGACTATCTTTTTACCACTTTTAGTCGACAAATCCGATGAATAATATCCGAATTTTTCATGAGTTTTCTTCTCATCTATCATTTTTATCATCTATATAATTCAAGGAAAATGAAAAAAAAATATACACTTAAGTAAAAAAAAAACACACTTAAGTACTTATTTGTCCAACTGCTATAAAGCTGTATACTAATCCAGATGTCCCTGACGCTGCTCTTCTAACTGTTAGAGTACTTCCTGTCACCTTCGGATCACAAGAAAGTCTATCATTCGCATTCCCTTTAGTTTGCGGCGTACAGATTACCGAGTGTACGGAATCCAACGGAGAAACAGTTATCGAGTCTTCAGTTGAAGTGGTTGTAAAAGATCCGCTACCTGTTACAACTGTTGGAAATAAAGCATCACTCCTTCCCCGGAAGTATGGACATGAATCTCCCTTATCTCTGGTAAGCATTCTAGAACTAAACGTTAAAGTCATTATTATTCACTCTCCTTTTCTTTTATGAATTTCAAATATACTGGCACATTGTCTACTATTAACGTATTATTATTCACTTTAACAGTTATGACTTCATGCTGTGTCACGATATACTTTCTATCATCCTCATATTTAATATCAATATCTTCAACATTAAAGTTAGGATGTTTACATAATACCGTTAAATCTTCTATACTAAGATCACACTTAATTGATCGATTTTTAAAAAATAAAAAATCTGATTTAAGACAACCAGGATTAATACAATGTGATTGTCCTAAATACGTTACAGTTACTTCTACCATTTCACTGCAGATCTCGTATCTTCGCCTGTGCCCGTGGGAAAGTACAAATTAATTCAGCCATTGTTCTATACATTCCTTCCTGTGCGAACTTATTGATCGCGAATGGGTTTCCTGTTTTAATTCCTGCTTCGAAGTATTGCGTTGGTTTGAGTACTTTAATTTTCAGATAATCTGTGTCTATGAAGTATATTCTTGATAGAGTATCTTTAGTAACATCCTTTGAAGGTATAATCGGTACACCATTCCAGAACGATACAACAAATCCACCGTCAATTCCAGGTAGTCCTTTTATTCCATTGTATGTTGGCACAACTGCTCTCTCTGACACTATACGTCTTTCTGATCTTGCTAACTGCTGTATTCTTGCTATAGTATCGTATCCTGTTACAATTATTTTCGGCGTCCCACCTCTTTCTTGCATTGCTGTAAACGCAGAATCTATCATTGTTAAAGTTAACTCTCTATCTACATCATCATTCTCATCTATATATGAATCATAGTTTGTAGCCGCAGTGTGTCTATCTAAATTATAAATATCCACATCAGACTCATCTGATACTATATCTTTCTCAGCATATCCAGATATTACCCTATCAATACTTTCAATTACTCTAGCCTGTGCATCTGTTGAACTTGCTGTACCTACATCATCTACATCTCTAAGTAACATCCTATTCATCATCTCTATGTGATGTTTACCAGTTTCCTCTTTACCTACTGCTAAAGGATCACCAATCGTATCATCTTTACCTGCAAGTTCCATCATCATCTCATTCACATCAAAATTATGTGCAACAAGTTTTGGTTTCTGGTATACTTCAGCAAATGTTCCCTTTGTAGTTTCAGGCAAAGTACCATCCTCAGCAACACCACCATCCAATCCAGTACCCACGGCACCAGGTCTAGCAGTCATCACCCTGAACCCAGAATGATCCCAAGGAATCTTTGGTAATGCAGCAAAGATATTTGCTTCCTGATTCAACTGTGACCAAACCTTTGCTCCATATAGAATAGAATATATTCCTGTAGTACCAGTACCATATGGATCATCTGATTTTGCAATTTCTATAGAACCAGGTGTACCATAATACACTAATTCCATTTCTTTCATTGTTCTTATAACTTGTCTAGTCATATGTTATTCACCTTTTATGTATTTTTATATATATGTGTATATTTATGTATATATGTATTTATGCACATATTCATGTATATACTTATTTGCCACCTCTGGCCATGAAATGTATATCCTGCCAAGATTTGTTAATTAAATCCATAACACCATTTTCAGATTTACTGAGATCTAATTTTTCATCAGACTCCTCATCTTCCTCTTCAGGTATTGGTTCTTCCTCATCCTGCTTTTTCACTTCATCTTCTACTTCTTCATCAACCTCTTCCTTCGCTTCCTCTTTTGGTTCTTCCCTTGATTCTGCTTCCTCTTCCTCTATCTCTTCGTCTACCTTTTCTTCTCCTTCAGTTGGTCCTTCAAATGCCTTTTTAAATCCACTCAATTCTGTACGCAATATTTCGCCCACAGCTTCAGCAATTTTAGCTATTAAATCATCTGTAGTCATTTCTCCAACTGATTCGTCGCCCATTTCTTCACTCATTTTTTATGCCTCCAATGTTTTTTCAATTGTAATCTTTTATTTAGTATATTAGTCATTTATATTTTTATCAATTAATTTATTAACATTTTCCATTAATTGATCTTGTAAATGACCTGTATAATTTTCATTAATAAACTTCTTAACAATTTTTAATATCTCACTTTCATCTTTATCCTTATTATCATTAATAACACGCTCAACTTTAGGAAGTTCGACATGCGCCGACCCAGTCATCTTAAATGATCCAGTGTCAACATATTTCAATCCATCTTTCTTATCACCAGTAGACTCATAATACTTTCCACCTCTAGGACCAACACCAACACTTGACCCTTTCGGTGCCTGTTCACCTTGATGTATATACACTTTTCCTTTAGCTATACCGAAAGTAGTTGAACAGCCTTTTATTAGTTTATTTGACTTTCTAGCAGCTTGTTTCTCTTTTTCATCAAACTCATAATCTATTTTCTTTATCTTATTGTCCCGTCCTGCTTCTCCTTCCTGCGTCTCTTCTTCCTCAGTTTCTCCTTTGACTTCCTCTTTCCCTTCTTTCCCATCTTTATCATTTATTCCTTTTATTGATAATGTATCTTTTAGATCTTCTTTTAATTGATTGGATATTGATTTAGTTAAATCTGTTATGTCTATGGTGTCTATTGGTTCACTGTTTTCCATTAATTGATCAGATATTGATTTAACTAATTCTTTTACCGTTATTGAATTAATCGATTCACTATCTTTATTTTTTATAACATTATTTAAACTAATATCCACCTTTTCTAATCCATTATCTTCTAATTTTAATAGATCTTTTAGTCTCTCATTAAAATGAACTTCACTACCTTTAGATAAATCTAACGTTTTAATTATATCTCTAATAAAAATCGCATTACTATTACTCTCATCACCATCTATATATACTTCATTAGTTTCATTGTTTTTATAAATATCCATGCTACCTACCATCCAATTTTTATTGTCATCATTATTTTCATTAACATCAATACCTTTCAATACTTCAAATCCAGCATCAGGATGCTTTCCATTTTTACAGGCTGTTACTTCTAGTAATTCTAATTCATCGATACTTAAACATACTATTCCGTTTTCAATAATTGGAGTAACATTAGAAGCTTTACCACGAATAGAGAAGGCGCCTAATTCTTTACTTTTAATAAGTTTTCTAACTTCATTTACCTTATCTGAATCTGTTCTCAATATACCTACAACAAATAATCCCTTTTCATCTACATGTGTAGTGTAAGTCTTACCATTAACATTATATTCTGGTACAATTTGGCCAATTTGAATAGATGAATGTTCATACATAAGATTACAAAAATTTGAATTTGATAAAAATTTAGCTGTTGCGTTTTTGAGTGCATTTAAAGTTAATATATGAGACTCTTTATCTACCGTATTCAATGAAGCGTAACCACCTATAACAGTCGGTAGGTCTCCTTCTCCACAAATTAAAGTTTCGATTTTTCCAGTTATATCAAAGGATTTTTTTATATTCATTAATTTTTACTCTTAGTAGATTTTAAATTAATACTGTATATATGTTAATTTAGCTCATATTGATTACTAAATATCAATATATATTTCAAGGATATAGAATATATATGTTATAATTTTATAGTAAATGTATTAAATTCTATTAAAGTTTTCCTATTAGAAATTTAAATGCTAAAGTATTTATCTCCTTCATACCTTTACCAGTTCTAAGATTGTGTCGATATTTTTGATGTAAACTCGTTGGAATATATATTATAATTTTTTCATTAAAGTGGTGTCCGTCCATTTTTATTTTACCATTATATTTGTTGCCTAAAAAGAGTTCTGGTACTGGCCGACCATCACTTTTTGCTACATCTCTTTCCTTTCCTCTTCCATCAATATAATTTGGATTATTTTTTTCCAATTCTAGATTTACTTAATTTTAATTTAGTTTCTATTGAGTGAGTTTTACCTTTATTTAATTCACTTATTCTACTTCTAACTTCTACTGAATGATGTTTACCAAACATTGGATTATTTTCACCTTTCTTAACTTTAATCATTTCTTTAATTGTATCTAATGAATGAGTTTTACCAAACATTGGGTTGTTTTCCCCACAACATTTTCCCTTACGAGTTTCACTAATCTTTTTCTTAGTTTCTATTATATGAGTTTTACCAAACATATGATGATTTTCACCTTTCTTTGAGCAAGAATGACAAAGATCTCTATAACCATTTTTAGAAAGCACTCTCTCTTTTCCACAATCATTGCAAATGCAAACTATCTTCTTATTACTATGTAAACTTAAATTCGACGAATAATATCCAAACCGTTCAACTGTCTTATCTTCATCTATCATATCTACTTTGTCTTTTTATATTTATTTGCAAACCCGTGGAATTCATTCCAGTCTATATCTTTAACTACATTCATAACATCGCCCATTATATTTGGAATTTCAGAAGATATTTGTTCATAATTAAGTTGTTCATCTACATGTATACTGGGACTTTTTATTAAACTGAATCCAGAATCATCTAGTGACTTCTTTAAATCCAAAGATTTTTTAAATTCTGGATCTACGTCATATTCTCCTGGTATATCATCTTGTGTAGGATTATAATCATTAGAATTAGCTTCCACTTCACTTTTCTCTTTTTTGTTCATATCTTCTTTTAGTTCATTAAAAGACCTATTCATTGATACAATTTCATCTTTTATATCTTTCAACATATTCACTAGAGCTTCCACTAATGGGTCTTTTTCATTTTTTGTATTATCATTTATCTCTTCTTCTGACATATATATCATCTCCTTTATACTACTCTTATTATCCTATGTCTACATCTAATATGTGGTTCAAGTTCTCTTTTATATGGTAAAGATTTATCAGTATTCCTACTAACAATTTCAATCAATTTATCCATCTCTACGCCCTCTAATCCAACTTCTTTCTTAATATTAGTACAATTTTTAGTACTTCTACTATCGTTTGGTCCAACCCATCTATATTTAAACTTTTCCCCTCTCCTCTCTTCTACTTGCTTATAGATATTTACGTAAGATTTATTGGCAATATTATGTTTCTCGTTTCTAACTATCTGTTTAGTTGCATTCTTTATTTCATCAGTAACCTTACCCTTAGACATCCTTAATAATAAAGATAAATTTGAAGACGCTTCTCGTATAGGTATGCTATCCATTATCTCACTAATAATCCTTTTATCAATATCAGTTAACGGCAATTCCATACCAGGAAAATCTTTAATCGGCCTAGATCCTTCATATATCTTAGTTAACATTTCTTCTAATCCATCTCTAACATTATCCACATTAATTTTACCAGAAGTAATATCATCTAATAGTTCTTCTGTTATTGTTTGATAATCAGCTTTTTGTAGTTCAATATTAGCACTATCACTATTTACTACATTCATATCATCTTCACTTACATCTTCTTCTTCCATATCATCTGGTGGAAACGTATTCCCAGCCTCCATTGGATCCTGTCCCGGCATCGCTCCCATACCCGGCATTCCACCCATCATTCCCTGATTAGGATCCTGTGGCTCTTTATCAAAGTCAAAGATTAATCTCTTAGTATCAACCAAATGTGACGGATATCCCATCTGTGCCATTCTCACAGCTATATCTACACGCTTTGCTATTAAATTCAATTCTGATAATTCAGTATCAACTTCAGATGGTTTTATTCTAAGTTTAAAATCATCACAACCAAGTGTACACATTAAAGATTTAAATATAACTTCATTAAACACACCCTGTGAAGATTGTAATGCTAAATCCGTAACTAAGATTTGTGTAGTTTCAACGTTTAACCCACCGGCATCTTTATAATCATTTAAGAAAACATTTGATACACCATAGAAGGATGCTATTTCCCGCCTAATCTCATCCCGTATTTCCAGAAACTTCATCTCATCAATTGAGTCCATGAATTTAACGAATTCCATTAAATTTTTACGATTATTACTATCACCAGATCTAACAGTAATAGCTGGTACATATAATGGATCTTCTCTCAATTTTACCTGAATCTTCTTCCAAGCAGTGTGAAATGACCTCTCATTATCAGTGTTTACAACCAATACACCCCTAGGAGTTCGTTTTAATCTATATGTATCGTATATATAATGATTCATGTACTGTAAGATTAACACATCTCTCCACACGGCAACAACTGGTGATAATCCATGTTTTTCATCTGAATATTTAGTAGAAAAGTGTATTTCTCCATCAATTAAAAACGTATCACCCCTAGTAATCGATGTTATTCCACCCACTGGTATAGATGTTTTAGTAAACGCGAATAATGATGGATATAACTTTTTACCACACAATGGACACTTAGTTTCATTTCCCTCATATAAAGTATCTCTATGTTTAATGCAAACTTTATATTTCTTCTTATGATCAATATGTGTCAATGTATGAATATGAGATGGTGGAATTCGGTGGATGCTAGACAACTTTTTATGTATTATATTACCTACATCATCAATAATATAATCAAACTTTGTGTATAAATATGCTTCATCTACTATATCAAGGTCAACCTCTAATCTCTTACATATTGTTACTAAGTTTTCTCCATGCTTATTGACATTTCTATCTAATAATAATTTGCTTATTTCTTGAAATTTAATTGAATCAAATTTCTTAAGATTGGTGGAACTACACAAATCACACTCGTCTACATCCACCTGATACTCTTTTCCACAATTCTCACACTTATATTCATATGATGGTGTAACCTCTATTCCCCGCTTAAACATCTTCTCCTTCAAGTTCCATGTAATAGTTCTCATTATAGGAGATGTGTCGTGTAGTAATCGTGCAAATTCATATGAAACTGGATGATGTAAAGTTGATAAATTTCCCTCCCCGGATAACTCACCAATTTCATCTGTAACGGTATCAGGACTGGAAACAATTAGTTTGGATAACCTACTTCTTAACGACATTTTTACACTTACTATATTTTATCAATATTCATATTATATTTCAAGGATATGTATGTGGTGTATATGATAATATTATAATGTGTTTATATGTAAAAGTTTTAATATTTATATGGTCATTACATATTGATTATCCAAATTCACTTCTCTATATATTGATTTTAAATCACTTCTCTATATATTGTTTTTCCAAAATCAATTCATTAACATGTGATTTACAGAAATCCAAGATCGTTATGTGGTAGTATATTTATATTATGAAAAATAAAGTGGACTATACGTTGGTTTATTAAGGTTATACGTTATTCTTTAAACTTTATAACAAATATTTCATGGTATCCAATTCTAAATTAGACATTTTACGATCAAAATTTAAATTACCAACATCACCAACAATTTTCCTAGTAAAGTAAGATGTATCACAATATTGAAAAGTTTCATTAAATTTATAAAATTGCCCTATATCATTTATTATAATTGGATCCAATCCATTTGAATATAATATCTTATCTTTACTATTATTATCAATTATACGTTTAATTCTCCTACCTATTTCTAATACTATTGACTTCTTGTCACCAAATTCATCTATCAACCACTTCCCAGGATGATAGGAAACTCCTATATACTTTATATCATCACAATCGATTAATCCTGACGCCATATCCATTGCACAACTTATACCTTTATTAACTTTAACAATTCCCATTATATCAACATCTGGCATTATCTCTCTCATTTCAGTTGCACTACTGATTATCTTATCAATATCGCCATCCATGGTTTCTTCAGTAAATATTACGTCTACGTCTAAATATTTAGCCATATCTATGTAATCTTCTAATTTAGGATTTTTCTGTAGTTCCCAGTATGAGTTATCTAACATTTTTAGTCCATTATAGGATTTAAGTGTTTCTCTATAATCGGTGTATGTGATAGTAAGATGGTATAATGCTAATATAAAATCGGATATTTCTGTGGACTCTTTCATATTATATGCTGGTAGTATATAACACCATTTAGTTAAACTTTCATTCATTTATATATCTCCTATTATCAATTTTACCAATTCTTCACTTCTAATATAATAGTGTGGGGAAGTTACTAGAAAATTGATCGATTCGATCTCCACTCCTATCTCACTTGATACTCTATGTGTTGTGTATAGTAGTTCTAAATAGTTTGCAGGAAATCCGAATAACATGTCTTCTGATCTGAAGAATGTATATGAGTTTAGTTTATTGTTCCGAATTTTAAAATCTATAACTGTCATGCAAGGTGGATTAGACATGAAAATGTCTTCTGGTAATCGTAATATAACAGTAGCCTGTCGTGTATCAGGATGACTGGATAATTTGTTAATGCACTCCTCTAATTGGTTACAGTTATGCTGTAAACCCTTAGGTAAATTCAACCTACCGCCATAGCTATAATCAAATTCCCCAGGTTCTTCTATACAACTTGCCACATTAATGGCATATTCTTCTATAAATTTAACGGGGAAATATTCTAATACTACTGAATTAATCATGTCTCTTGTATTCATGCATACGTCTGGAGATAGTATTTCGATGTATACTGGACTAGTAGATTCTTTAAACTTTTGTCCACGTTTAGAAGTTAGTATATGATGATTTTCATATATATAGTTTAATATTGATATATATGAAGATTTACTAGAATAATATTCACTAAATGTTTGTATCATATTTATTTACCACTTTAAGCATACATTGGATTGTAGTCGTTTGTTTCAGTTTTATTATCACTAACTATATTGAGAAAACTATCTTTCAACAACTTCAACGCATCTTTAGATAAATCTTCGTGTTTACTTATAATATCGTTAGTATCTTTATCTAAAACCGTTAAAGTTTTTTCGTTTTCATCGCATATAATTATCCAAGTATCCCCATTTAATTGCTTCCACTCAAATTTTTCTATTATTGACATATGTACCATTTACTCCTTTTATTTAAAATCCTTCTAGTAAAAATTTCAAAGATAAATTGTTTATTTCTTTCACACTTTTTACACTTTTAAGTCTATGACGATTCTTTCTATGTATATATTCTGGAATGTATATTATAACTTCTTTAGTAAGATGATGAGCGACGAATACATTCTTTTCTTCTTTACAATAGTTATCACCTAAGTAGAATTTAGGCTTTGGGAAGTTTCTTCGTCTTGCGCTATCTCTTACTTCACATTTTCCATCTATGTAATTTGGATTATTTTTTCCCTTTCTATCCTTACTCAATTTTTCCTTAAATTCGTTAGTATGATGTTTACCAAAAAATGAACTATTTTCTCCACAATATTTTCCCTTAAGTGCTTTACTCATTTTTTCTAGTGTTTCAAATGAACGATGTGATCCAAAATTTGGATTATCTTTTCCTTTCCTTCCATACATTGGATTTTTCGCTCCACTTACTGCCTTACTTAACTTCTCTTTAGTTTCAATGGAATGATGCTTTCCATCACGAGCCTTACTCATCTTTTCACGTGCTTCTTTAGAGTGATGCTTCCCATACATGTGATGATTTTCACCTTTCTTTGAGCAAGACTTACATAAATCACTATAACCACTTTTATCTAATACCCTCTCTTTTCCACATCCATTGCATATACAAACTATCTTCTTATTACTTTTCGACTTCAAATCATATGAATAATATCCGAATAATTCAAATGTATTCTCTTCATCAATCATTTTATTACTCTTCTAATAATTTTTCGTATAACTTATAGTACTCATTAGCCATTTTTACATTACTGAAGTTCTTAATTCCATATTCTCGTATACTCTTCTTACTCATATCAACATCTTCTATTGTATTTATGTGCTTAACAAAATCGTTAACACTATCACATAAAAATCCATTTATTCCATCTTTGACTATATATGGAGTTTCCCCATTTCTAGTTGATAAAATAGGTATACCAGCCATCATTGCTTCTATCATTACTATACCAAAAGGTTCTTTCCATAACTGGTCATACCCACCGGTTGGAAATATGAATAATTTAGCATTTGCATATAACTCTAATTTCTCTTCATAAGAAACTTCACCCACATATTTAAGGTTATTATACTTATTACTAACTTCCTTTAATATACCCATATAATCCCCATTTGACCCTGCTACCACGAAGTTCTCATTAGGCATTGATTTTACCAAATCTACTAATATATCTGCACCTTTATATTTTGCCACTTTACTTAAGTATAAATTATAATCCTTTACATTTTCATTCATTCTAAATTCATTTGGATCTAATCCATGTTGTACAACTGGAGCGTCTTTAATCTTACCTTTACCTTCAGTTTGCTTAAATTCCCGTTTCCATTCATTCATTAACCAATTACGTTGTGAATGAGATATACAATTAACGTTATAGAACCCAGCACTCAGTCCCGTGTGGTTCCAGTGTAGTGTTGTGAGTATCTTTTCAGATGACACCTTACATTTAGTCGCTCCTGTCATATGATCATGAATAACATCAAACTCAGACAAATCTCCCATATTATGTAAGTAATTTTTTATTCCATCTTCTCCGTGTGGACCTTCTATACCAGATATAATCTTCTTCCCACCATACGTCGACCCTTCTCTACAAATAACCGTTACATCTTTTCCCAATTCTTCTAATCCTTTAGCTAAATTATACACAACCGCCTCTATTCCCCCATAATCCTTTGGTGGGACTGTTAGAGATTCTGGTGCTATAAGTGCTATTTTGATTTTACTGGTCATTTTTACTCAACTACAATTCTTTAATTCGTTCATTTATTAACATACCATTATTACAATCAATTCCATTTGATTCTATTAATCTCCATATATCTTTAAGTTCATTCACTGGTAAACTCAATAACTTAACCACATCAGTGGTAGACATAAAATAAGTTGGATCATATGCATACCCATCCCAATCATGTGAGTGATTTTGAAAATATATGTTAGCATTTACTGGTACTAATCCTACCTCAAATAGATGTATTAAACTATAATTCATTTCAACTTGAATGTCAAAAAATGATTTACCTGGCATGAGATTAGATTTGTAATACTGTTGTATGATAAAGTATTTACCTTTTATACTATTATCCAATTTATCGTCATCTAACTTATCATTTATATGTCCACGCAAATATGAACCAAATGGCTGAGTACCAACTGCTTCATGTGAAAATTCATGTGGTTCACTATTACCAAATAATATTTCTACTCTAGGTTCATATGAAATAACTTTCTCACTATTTCTATAAAAATTGTGCCAATATCCAGCAACTAAATTATGCGGTGGTGCAGATAACATAAATTGCTTAACAGGTTTGCCGTTTAATTCTAAATTAAATATATCACTACCACTAAGTTGATCTATTTGTGGTATATGAATAGTTGGTTTACCAATATCATTTATATTCACATGTTCAATGTTAGGTATAGAATGAACAAATCTAATATCCAACTCAAGTAAATCAACTCTACTCATCTTATTAGATCTAAGATATGAGTTCACCATATCTAAGTCTGTTATTTCAAAAAAACTAGGTACCAATAAACAAATATCCACATCACTATAAAATTTACATTTACCAGTAACTCGTGATTTCCACACAAATGTTCCTTCTATAAATATATCGAAATGAGATTCAATTTTTGAAATGATATCTCTAATCTTACTTTCTTTTTGTCTAACTATCTCAAGTCCATCAAACATATAAATGTGTCCCCTTTATTTAAAATCCTTCTAGTAAAAACTTCAAAGATAAATCATTTATTTCTCTCATACCTTTTCCTGTTCTAAGATTGTGCCAATTCTTTCTATGTATATATAGTGGAATGTATATTATAACTGTTTCAGTAAGATGGTGAGCTACTAATCCTTTACAATATCTATCTCCTAAGAAGAATTTAGGAGCTAGAAAGTTTCTTCGTCTAGCTTTAACTCTTTCTTTACCTTTACCGTCTATATAATTTGGATTATTTTTTCCCATATTTACTTTACTTAATTTTTCTATAGTTTTAATGGATCGGTGTTTTCCGAAATTTGGATTATCTTTTCCTATCTTCCCAAACATTGGATGATTTTCTCCACAACATTTTCCCTTAAGTGAATTACTAATTTTTTGCTTAGTTTTAGTGGAATGATGCTTTCCAAACATTGGATTATTTTTACCACTATATAATTTACTTAATTTATACTTTATTTTATCTGAAAGATGTTTTCCTTTATTTGAGCAAGACCTACATAAAGTACGATAATCCACCAATCTAAGTATCCTCTCTTTCCCACAATTATTACAGATACAAACTACTTTCTTGTTACTTTTCGACTTTAAATCATACGAATAATATCCAAATAACTCAAACGTCTTTTCTTCATCAATCATGTATATCATTCTACTCTTATACTACTCTTCTTCACCTATAATTTCCGGTATATACCAAACCTTTCCTCAACTGGTTCAATAATACCCTGCTCCTTTAACTCCTCTATTATCCTAAATACTCCTGGATAAGCACAATCGTCCAAAATTACGTACCCACCTTTAATGACATGTGGTAAATATAAATCTGTATCCATTTTCACAAAATGATATCTATGGTCACCATCTATAAATAACATTTCTATAGGTTCCTTTTTCCACTTATCATATGCTAATTCAGAGTAATCACAAATTACTGTTACTATATTAAATACTCCAAATTCTTCCAGGTTACATAAATATTCATCTAAATTTATTCCCTGATTTATATAATTGGCCTCCAGTTCACCCATATCCTTCTCTTGACATGGTCGATCAGTTAATGTAGCTCCACCATTATTATGTGGATCAATGCTCACGAATTTTATGCCACTTCCACTATCCCTAACTCCAGTCGCAATAGAAATAGTTGAACAACCTAAATTTGATCCTATTTCTACTATTATACCTTTAGTACATTTACTTGCCATACTGTATAATTTTAAAGCAAATTCCTTTGTGATCATACAGGTATTTAATGTTTCATATATTCTATCAACTTCTAACATTCTTTTACTCCTATTTATATCTTAAAACTGTACACAAAAAAAGGACCATCCTCCGCCTTCTATCATGTGTATTTCATATTCGAATATATTAGCCAACTTTAAATGCTCCCTTACCAATTCCTCATCATAAAATCTAACATGCCCGGTATTTTCAAACGGCCTCTTTTCATCAGTCCAATTATATTCATTTGGTACAGTGATAAATGTTTGCACTCCAACTCTATGAAATTCTTTTAATGCCTTTACTGGATAATTTACATGTTCTAATATGTCTCCAGCAATGATTGCGTTAAAAGATTTATCTTTAAATGGTAAACTTTCAGCGTTCCCTTTTACAAATTTAATTTGATTCCTATATGAATCTGGAAAATTAAATTCGATGTCATAAAACGTTACATCTAATTCATCTAATTTATCTCGAAACATGAAACCATCGTTGGTGCCCACATCTAGAATGCTACCTTTAGAATTTGTAGCACTATCTATTAGCCATTTACATCTATGAAAATGCCCATCATTTGTATTATATGTGTTCATATTACATTCACCTTTCTATCTTTGTTTCCTATTAACAAGATTTCCCTCTCATAACCTTGATATGCATGACACATGAATGTTGACCATATTTCATCTTTATGAACTTCTGTAGTTAAAATAACTCCACCATCTTCAAATCTACGAAAACTATCAGCAACACTCTCTTTTAATGTCCATGATGATAGAGGATTCGATTTTGCTATTACACTCCTATTGTCATCTAAATTTTCAATTTCCATTATAGTAGTACCTCTATATATTGTAATAATATCAGTATCAGGAAACATTTGATCTAAATACTTACGAGTAAGATCCTTTTGAATTTTAACATATTCATCAACATTTTTCATATTATGTATTTTATATAATTCATTAGCTTTTTTATCATAATCATCAACATCATCGTGATGCCTTATTTCTCCACCAAATTGCCTTTTTATTGAATCTTTTAAAAGTAAAGCTAACTCCGCTGATGAACTATCCTCCCACGCATCTTTTGATTTCAAATGAAAATCACTAAATTTGCCACCAGCAATGTCCATATAGAATTCATTGGTACACTCTATTATATTAACACTATCATCTTCTTCATCTATAACACGCGTTAATTCACCAGTCATCCACGTCGTTGGCACAATTTTCTTATCCTTTTTATATGCGTCAATCATAGATTGAGTACGATCTATAACTTCTATACGATGTGATACTTTAACGTTTACACATACATCTTCATCATCTTTCATCTTATTCAATCCAATTAGATCAATTCTTTTAGCTATCTCTAATCTAACACTTTCTTCCTCATCATTCATCATCTCATGTAATCCAGCCTGATCAATTCTCTCCGCTACATGTTCCCTAACTATTTTACTTTTATCCCCCATCATGTCATGAAGTCCTTTTTGATTCATTCTTTCAACAACTTGTGATCTAACAAATTCACTTTCATCATTCATCATTTCACGAAGTCCATCTCGATCAATTCTCTCCGCTACCTTTCTTCTAAGAAGCCAATCTTTCTCATTCATCATCTCATGTAAACCAGCCTGATCGATTCTTTTCACTATTATATGTTTAACATTATTATCATCACTATTAATCAATTCATGTAATCCTTTTTGATCGATTCGTTCAGCTACATATTTTTTAATATATTGATCCTCATGATTAATTAATCCATGTAATTGGGTTTGATCTAATGTATTTTCTTCAAGGAATTCTAGTAACTCCATTAAATCCATATCACCTAAATTTGATTTCCCCTTACCTTCCTCACTTCCAGACCTAACATATCTAATAGCATAATATGATCCATTATTACCACGAACAAGTACTTTTTTAGGTACTAATTGTGTAGATGTGGGAGGCTTACTTTCTCCTTGCTTTTCTATATTTACTTTCATATTACATCCACTTCTCTATCTTTACTGCCTATTAATAAAATTTCTCTTTCATTGCCTTCATATGCGTGACTCATAAATGTTGACCATATATCGTCTTTGTGTACTTTTGTAGTTAAAACTATACCATTTTTATTTTCTTGTTTACTAAAATCATTAGCCACACTCTCTTTTAATGTCCATGATGATAAAGGATTTGATTTAACTATTATCTTATTATCATCACCCAAAGTTTGAATTTCATTTTCAGTGGTACCTCTATATAGTGTAACAATATCAGTATCAGGAAACATTTGATCTAAATATTTTCTAGTAAGATTTTTTTGAATTTTAACGTATTCATCAACATTACTTTTATTATTATCGTCATATAATTCATTAGCCTTTTTATCATAATCACTAACAGCATCATGATGTCTAATTTCTCCACCAAATTGTCTCATAATTGAATCTTTTAATAATAATGCTAAATCAGAAGAAGAACTACGTTCCCAATCATCTTTTGAACTTACATGAAATTCATCAAATTTACCATTATTAATATTTTTATAAAACTCATTAGTGAATTTTATCATATTTGTACTTGATTTATCTTTTTCCATAACATACTTTAATTCATCTTTCATATAATTTGATAATACAACTTCTTTATTATCATCATATGAATCAATTGTAGATTTAATATTATTTATATCTCTTACACGACTTAATATTTCTACCCTTACCTGCTCACTCTTATCATTCTTCATCTCATTTAATCCAACTTGATCAATTCTTTTTACTATAGCTGATCTAATATTTTCATTTTCATCATTTATCATCTTATGTAAACCATCTTGATTAATTCTCCTTACTACACCACTTCTAACATATTCTTTTTCATCATTTATCATTTTATGAAGTCCAGCTTGATTAATTTTACATGTTACTCCTTCTCTAACATGATAATCTTTATCATTTATCATTTTATATAAACCAATTTGATCAATTCTCTTTGTTACACTCTTTCTAACTTCCTCACTTTTATCATTCATCATTTCATGTAATCCAATCTGATCAATTCTATGTGTTACTATTCTTCTAATAAATTCATTATTATCATACATCATTTCATGTAAACCAACTTGATTAATTCTTTCAGTTATACATCCTCTAATATATATACTTTCATCATTCATCATTTCATGTAGTCCAGATTGATCAATTCTTTTTACCACTATCTCTCTAACTTCATCCTCATCATTTATCAACTTATGTAAATCAACTTGATTAATTCTCATAGCTACATCTCGTCTAACCTGTACACTTTTATCATTCATCATTTTATGTAAACCAACTTGATCAATTCTTTCTGCTACTTTTTCTCTAATTACTCTACTTTCATCATTTATCATCTTATGTAAACCAATCTGATTAATATGTTTAACTATTCGTTCTCTAATAAATTCAATTTCATGATCAATTAATTCGTGTAATTGATTTTGATTTAATTTATTATTATCGAGTAACGATAATAATTTAGCTATATCAATGTTCCTTAAATTCACATTCTCTTTCTCTTCCTCTCCAGACCTAACATATCTAATAGCATAATATGATCCATTATCACCACGAACTAGTACTTTTTTGGGTATTAGTTGAGATGATGTTGTTGATAACTTATTTTCATTTTGCTTTTCTATATTCATTTTCATATCACATCCACTTCTCTATCTTTATTGCCTATTACTATAATTTCCCTCGCATCACCATCATATGCATGGCTCATAAATGTAGACCATATATCATCCTTATGTACCTTTGTAGTTAAAACAACTCCAGTTTCACCAAATCCTTTAGCAATATATTTTTCTAATGTCCAAGAAGATAAAGGATTTGATTTAACTATTACTTTTTTATCCTCATCATTAAGATCTTCAATTTCATCTTTATGTGTACCTCGATATAATGTAATAATATCAGTATCAGGAAACATTTCATCTAAATATTTTCTAGTGAGATCCTTTTGCATTTTAACATATTCATCTACATCTTTTCTATTATATACTTTATACAATTCATTAACTTTTTCATCATAATCATTAATATCATAGTAATGTCTAATTTCGCAACCAAATTGTCTTTTTATTGAATCCTTTAAGAGTAAAGCTAAATCAGAAAATGAACTCCATATCCATTCATTTTTAGATTCTATATGAAAATCAATAAATTTACCATTATCAACATTTCCATAAAACTCATCTGTACATTTCATCATACTCACACTACGTGTATCTTTTTTAATAATATCTTTTAATTCATTTTTCATATATTTTGATAATTCAATTTCTTTATTCTTATCATATGAATCAATTGTAAATTTAATATTATTTATTAAATCATTTCGTTTTATTGCAATTTCTCTAATATATCTATGTTCATCATTCATTATTAACTGAAGTCCAGCTTGATTAATTCTTTCCGCTACTCTTTTTCTAACATCATCATCATCATCATTAATCATCTGATGTAATCCACTTTGATTAATTTTTCTTGCTACTCGTTCTCTAACATATTCATCTTCATGACTAACTAACTCATGTAATTGTTTTTGATTTAATTTACTTTCACCAATTAATATTAATAAATCCTTTATCTTCACATTTGGTATAGATGATAAATTCTGCTTCCCACCATCTTCCTCACTTCCAGACCTAACATAACGTATAGCATAATATGACCCATCTTTACCACGAACAAGTACTTTTTTGGGTATTAATTGTGGAGATGATTTACTTTCATTTCCCTTTTTCAAATTCACTTTAATCACTTTAAAATTCCATCTATTATCCCAAACTCCAACGCCTCACTTGGTCGCATGAAGACATCAGTATTCTTTATTACTTTCATTATTTCTTTAGAAGTTTTATTACATCTATCACTTAATATATCCATTACCATTTTTGTAACAGTATCCATTTCTTTACTTCTATCCTTATACTTGGTAACCGTTAGTCCCCCTTCAATGAATTCATATGGTTCGTGTATCATTATCCTAGAATTCTCACACGCCAATCTTTCATCCGCTGCCTGCATAACTATCATAGAAGCTGCAGAGCAAGCCTCCCCCTCTACCACTGATGTTACATGTATACCATTCTTACATTTAATTAGATTAATGTAATCATATAATGTAAAAGATGAAAATATAAATCCACCAATTGAATTAATATGCATTGTAATATTAGTTACACCTAATCTTACCATTTCATTCATACTTAGAATACTACCATATACTAAGTCATTGTCTAATTCATTTACTAAATATACATGTCCTTCTTCTAAACTTTTATATGCCATATAATCTTCTAAATCTAAATTAAAGATAGCTTTAACGTTATGCATATTAATCATCTCCCATATACTTTAAACATTCACATAATCTCCCAAGGATATATAATCCACTCATTTTTATTCATTAATTCATCACTTCCACAAATATATGTAGCTACATCTGAAGTTATATGATTAACTTTAGCATGCAATGTAACAACTTTAATATCATATTTGCATCGTTTACTAATAAGCATTTTATCAATAACTTCAACCATAGTTAATCCAGTATCAATGAGATCATCAACTATTAGGATGCTTTTATTGTCTAGTGGGTTTATTTTATCTTCGGTACAAATATCATCTATTGTAACATCGTTTAACATTTTGCCATAATCAGTCCAATGTTTAGCTTTAATACTATTTAAATCTCTTACATTAAACATTTCAGATAATATAAGTGATAAATACCATCCGCCGCGAGCTATTGCTATAATTTTGTCTGGCTTAAAGTTAATGTCTATTAGTTTATTGTAAATGCTTGAACATAATACATTTACTTCATTCCAACTTAATACTAATTTATCCACAGACATTTATCTCCCCCCTATTCCACATAATCCTCTAACTTAAAATCCTTCAACACTTCACTAGAACACCTTTCACTATAATCACAGAACCTACACACGTAAGATGGTTCGCATGGAAATGGTCCTTTGTAGTTAAGGTATTCGTCTATCCTGTAAGATGTATTCTCAAAATCCACGTCACCGAACTCCCATAGTTTTGTTGTCTTACCAGTCTTATATGCATAAAAATATCCACGAGTTGCTGGATTTTCCTGATGAGTGAGATTATATAGATTCGCATAAAAAACGATTTCTGTTCTCTTGACCCAGTCCAGTGACGGTTTATAATCAATGATTATAATTTCGTTAGTATCAGTATTATGTTCTACACGATCTATATATCCAGTAATATTTTTGTATGCCAATTTTAGTTCTCTATTCATTGGAAAAAATGTACCATCGTTTGATTCTAACTTTTTAATGTTAAATTTAATCCAATTTTGTATATACGTATCTGTTACGTACTTTATAAATAATTCATCATTTGCCCTTAAATTTCCACATACCTGTACTAGATATTCGACGACTTCACGTGTATCTGATAATTTATTTATAACATTAACATCAATTTTATCATAAAATTCCTCAAAGAATCTATGAGTGTGAGTTCCACGTAAAGCTGCAGTGGATTCTTTTTGTTCTGCTTTAATAACATAATTATAGAACCACATACGCTTACACATGTTTAAAGATTCCATTCTACTCTTTGATACTCTTGGTGCAACATCTTTTATTCTAACTTTATTAGTCATTTACATTTCAACCTTTTTTGTTTTAATTACATTGTTAATTAATTCAATAATTACTGTTCACTCAATAAATATATTAACGCTAACATATTTATCTTCAACATTCCTTTACCAGTTCTAAGATTGTGTGTATTCGTTTGATGTAAACGTTCTGGTATGTATATTATAATTTTTTCATTAAAGTGGTGACCCACAATTTTTTCAATATCGTTATACTTATCACCAAAGAATAATTCTGGTTTTGGAAATCCTCTACGTTTTGCGTCACTACGTTCTCTCCACTTTCCATCAATATAATTTGGATGATTTTCACCACACTTTGATTTACTTATTTTTTGCTTAGTTTCAATAGAAAGATGTTTTCCAAACATTGGATTATTTTTTCCACAATATTTACCAGTAAGTGTTTTACTTATTTTATCTTTAGTTTCTATAGAATGATGCTCACCAAACATTGGATTTCTCTCCCCACTCAAACTACAAGATCTACACAAATCTACATATTCAAACCTTCCCAATACCCTCTCTTTACCACAATCATTGCAAATACAAACTATCTTTTTACCACTTTTCGGTGTCAAGTCAGAAGAATAATATCCGAATAATTTAAACGTCTTCTCTTCATCTATCATATATATACATTCTCATTAATTAACTCAAGATTAAAGTAGATAAAAAATTCAATCAAATACACCAAAAGATTGATATGTGATTAAATGTATATATATATTATATAAAAAAATAAAATGGTGATAAAAAATGTTGACTGGAACAATAATAATTGGATGTGCTTTAATTATATTATCAATAAAAATTACTTCAATAATTAAATTAGAGCGAAAACTTAAAAAAGATATCATAGAAGGAAAAAAGGTAGTTGATAACTTTTTAGAAATCTATAACTTAATGGAGAAATGAAAGATGCTTAAATTAACTATTACAATTTTACTACTCACTTTAATATTATCACCAAATATTGCATCAACTCCAATGATAATAGAAGAAATATATGAAGAAGAAATTATATCCAATGTTGTACTAATGTCTGAATATACAATACTTCCAACTTTTACATATAATGACGGCATTTACGCTACAGATGAAAATATGAGCAAATTATGCAAAGAACTTTTATCTGAAACTGTTGAAGGTACAGTTTTAAATACTTTAAACTTTGTTAATACTAATTATGAATATAATTTAGTTAATCAAATAAACACAAATTGTGCTATAGACATTTACCATGGAAATGTAAATGAAATGATTTGTGAAGAATATACAATTTTAAGTATAGCACTACTACGAGAAAATGGTATATCATGTACCAAATTCATTAAATGGAATAACACTGCCGAGGATTACCATGCGTTTGTAGGTGTGTGGAACATAAGTGGTACTGGTGAATGGTCACAGTGGGAGCCGCAGACAGCATTAGAAGTTGATTACTTCAATGATTGGGATTAAAGTTTGAAATGTTTATAAAAGTAGGAAGTGTATAAATGAGAAAAGTAAATGTACATAAATTATCAATCATCGGCCCGAGTGGGGTTGGTAAGAGTACTGTAGCTGAAATGATTAGAGATATTATACATGATGTCAACTCAGATACAAATGCAGCTATAATATTTAAATTATCTAAACCATTATATGGATATCAGTATAAATTTTATAAGATGTTAGGTGCGAATTTAAAATATGACACTCAAGATGGAGAACTTTTACAATTCTTGGGTATGAAGATACATAGTATCAACCCAGATTATTTAACTAATACATTTTTCAATGAAATTGATAATTATATAGAAGATGTGAATACTGATTTTCGTGTGAGCTCAAGAATTAAAGATGTATATATCATAAACGATGATTGTCGTCCACATAATTATGAGAAGCTAAAGTGTTATGGATTTAAATTTATATCAATAAGTGGCCCATGTAGACAACGTGAGGATGATGTTACTGGTAGTGATTTCCAACATCCAATTGAGTGGAGTGGCGATGATCGTTTTAAGTTAGCTGATTATGTATTATATAATAATGGTGACATTGATGATCTAATGTTAGATGTAAAACTTTTAGTAAGGAGGCATATAAAATGATAAAACCTATGTTCATTGTATTTGAAGGTGTAGATGGTTGTGGGAAGACGACGTTATTGGAATCGTTTAAGGAGTATTTGATAAAAAGTAATATTCCAGTAATAATAAATAAGGAACCATGGGATGGACATAAATCTACACATAAATGGATTAGAAAGATATTAGATAAAGAGATTATGGTTGATCGTAGTATATTAGAGTTTCTATTATTAATAAATCGTTATCATAATAATATATGGATTAAGAAAAAAATGAAAATGGGATTTACTATATTACAGGATAGAAGTTTTATATCCAGTGTTGCATATCAGTATATATTTAGTGAAGATTTTATTGTTAATATGAACTCAAGGTTTCAAAGAATAGATTTACTACTCTTCGTAAATACTCCAGCAGATGAATGTATAAGAAGAATTAATACTCGTGGTGAAAAGAAGACATTATATGAGAGGATCGAAAAGTTAATGTCTGCGAATCAACGATATGTGAATTTTATAGATAAGTATAATGAAGTAGATGAAGACATACGACCATATGTTAAATCATATAAGTTAGATGGTTTAAATAGTAAGAAAGATCTATACTCAAACTTAATACTAATATGGGAACAATTTGTGATGTGGAAGTGATGGTAATATGTCGTGGTTGACTGGTAAGGAGATAGAGAAACAGGTGGGGCTGGGTAACATTGTGATCGATCCGTTTAATGTTAAACAGATTAATCCTAACTCTTATAACTACAGACTGTCGCCGTACATGAAAAGGATTACAAGTGACGTGATTGATCTTCGGGGAATTGAGGAGTATGAGGAATTCACATTACAGGAATCCGGCACCATCCTCTATCCGGGAAACTGTTACCTGGGATCGACAGTTGAGGTTCTGGGATCGGATCGGTTTGCTAGTCTCGTTACGGGTCGTAGTTCGATAGGGAGAAAATTTATACTGAACCATATGACAGCTGGACTAATTGATATTGGATGGTTGGGACATATTACATTAGAAATTGTTGTACAGAAGAAAGTTAGAGTTTACCCATATGTAGAGTTTGGTCAGATCTTCTGGTATACAGTAGAAGGTGAAGTGGTTCTTTATAATGGTAAGTATCAGAATCAAGAGACTGAACCTGTAGTGTCTAGGATGTACATGGATGACGAGTGAGTGGAATGATTGATGAAAAGAAAACGTTTGAATTATTTGGGTACTATTCATATGAGTTAAGTCCACATAGTGGTAAGAAGGTTGTTTGTGTTTGTGAAGATTGTGGTAGAAGTAGAATATTGGTAAAGTGTGGTTATAAGGATTTATGTAGATTTTGTTGTAAAAAGGGTAAAAGGAATCCAATGTCTAATAGGTGTGGAGAGAGCAATCCAAATTACATTGATGGTAGAAGTAGTGATGGTAGATGTGATGTTAGGGGTGCATCTATAATAAGAGGTCTACCTCCACCTAAAATTTATCTAGGTGATAGATACTGTAAAGGTATGGTGGCTCACCATTTAACTGAAAGTGTTATCATTTATATTCCACAATATACACATTGGATGAATTTTCATGATCTTAGGTGTGATGGTGATGGTGGAATGATGAAGATAAATATATTGGCACTTGAATTCTTATTAAATGGCTTTTAATATGTATATATGAACGTTTAATTTTAATGGTAGTATATTTGTATTGATTTATTAGAAATGTGCCTATACGTTAGATTATTAGTGTTAATACTCTTTTGATATAAATAACGAATGGTGGGAAAGTGTTTTACCCATAAATATTGTAATTAAAAATCGTAGGATTGTGTACTTATATTTTCACCGTGATTATAGATATATACACTAATCAACCGTCTATTTATAACGTTACACTAGCCCAGGCATACGACGCATACAACCGACTTAACATTAACACCCATACATTTATACTAACGAAAATTAAACGAACTATATACCCCCTCTTACAACCGTCAACCACCCACCATATCCACACCCACACCCACTATATATATCTACTATTTTAATAATCAATATTATAAAATCGTTGGTGTATGTATAAGTATATATGTTAAACATTAAACATTAACATTCCATCACCCCCATGTTCCCCATATATACCCTTTACTTTTACTTACACATACTTCTACCCTTTTATTTGTTAAATATGATGAGTTAGAATGTTCGAATGATATGATGTGAATGTGTATATTGTTAGGTTATATACGGTTATATAGTATGTGTGTGAGTGTGTATGGATTGGAAGTATAATATATAGAAGGACTTGTAATGAATTTTTGTGTATATTTTTGTATATTGTTGTGTGTATTTTAAATTTATAGTATATGTTTTACTTTTATATATATGTTTTATTTATTATAGTATATATTTTATTTATTATGGTATATATTTTATTTTTGTAATATATATTTTATTTATTATAGTATATATTTTATTTTATTTGTTGGTGTATATGTGATTTAAAGTATAATAATAATTAACATTAACTTTTAAAGTAAAATTATTTAAAATATCAAATAAGAAATATCATTTGTTGGTGTATATGTGATTTAAAGTATAATAATAATTAACATTAACTTTTAAAGTAAAATTATTTAAAATATCAAATAAGAAATATCATTTGTTGGTGTATATGTGATTTAAAGTATAATAATA